GGCATGTATGAAGAATTGCTAGAGAAATTGCGAAAAAACAATCGCATGTCTGGATGGACGCATATAGACAGGCTAATAGATGAGGCTGCTGAAGCTATCGAAGCCTTGCAGCAGGAGAATGAGCAGCTCCGGGCAAAACTTGAAGATTGGAAGTACGAAGTTAAATGCCTTATGGATGAGGTAATCGCAAGGGAAAAGCAAATAGAGCAATCAAGGGTGCGAGTGGCGAGGATGAGGGAATTGTTGACGAAAGCTTATGATGAAATTGAAAAATATAAATGTCTTTGGAAAGGCCGCAAGCCAAGCGGATGCGATTGCCCAAAACCTACAGCATTACAGGATGAAATTGAACAAACTCTTGCCGAAATCGACTACGTCTGATTTTGGTTGTGTTTATGGACAAAAGAAAGAGATTGAAAAAGAGGTGTGAATATGAAAAATATTGATTATTCAAAACTAACCGAAATAACGGTTAGAACCCAAGCTGAGTTAGATGCGATTCCTTTGAGTTTTAAAGGTATGATTTATGTTGATTGTGGTAGCCATAAAATACAAGTAAGAAACAGATATTATTTACCTGTTGTGGTTTTGAATAATTCTCATGTTGTGGCTTGTGGGAATTCCTCTGTTGTGGCTAAGGGGAAGTCTGTGGTTGAGGCTAGAGATAGGTCTGCGATTGAAGCTTTGGAAAATTCTTTTGTTGTGGCTTTGGATAAATCCGGGGTTGTAGCCCGAGATAATTCCTCGGTTGTAGCCCGAGATCTTTCTTCGGTTGTAGCCACGGGCAATTCTTCGATTGAGGCTTGGGATAAGTCTTGGGTTTCGGCTCGGGACAATTCTTCGATTGAGGCTTGGGATAAGTCTTATGTTGCGGCTTCGGGGAATTCTCATGTTGTGGCTTTGGGGAATTATATGGTTATAGCAATCGAAAATTCTTCGGTTGAGGCTAGGGGTAACTCTTGGGTTGAGGCTAAGGGAAATTCTTTTGTTGTTGCTCGGGATAGTTCATCTGTTGAAGGCTATGGCAATAGTCAAATCATTAATCAAACGAAGGGGAAAGTCCGAGCGTTTGGCAATGCTCGTATTGTTTATCCCCCCCAGACAATTCGGGAATTTATGGATTTTTATGAAATAGAGCACGATAATAAAAAAGCTGTTTTTTATAAAGCAGTGCATAAAGATGGCGATATATATCGTAGCGATTATAACAGCAATTTTATTTATAAAATCGGTGAAACAGTAAAAGGAGAATGCGATCCTAATAATGAAAAAGATTGTTCAACGGGCATACATATTTCTCATTTGGATTGGGCTTTGAATTATGGGGGAAGTTGGTCTGATTTAGCAATCCTAGAATTAGAGACTGATATCAAAGATATTGTATTACCGTTGGATTCCGATGGTAAAGTTAGAACAAGCAAAGCAAAAGTGTTGCGAGAAGTGCCGCTTGAAGAGTGGGGGTTATGTGGAAAGATTATAGCAAGGGTAAAGAAAAAGGAGAACTATGAAATACAGAAAAGCAATTCTTAAATCAATTACTCCCCCTGGGGAATTGGATGTATGTGAGAATCGAAGAGAAGGAGGAGCAAACTTGAGAATTAAATATACGAAGGAAGAGATATTAAGTCTTATTAAAAGCAAAAAAGTTAAGCCGATTGGCATTCGCCGTGATATTGACAAATTAGGTCGTATTGTTATTCCGAAAGAATATCGGGATATAATGCAGACAAAGTCATTTGAAATTTTGCTTGGAGAAACGGACGGAGAAAAGATTCTTATTTTGCAGAAAGCGAAACAGAGATAAAACTCGGGGTATTATCTTAATTCTCTGCGTTAAAGGTCAACTAGCACTATTTTAAAGCAGGAACAAATGAGTTTGTTTTGAAAGGGCTGAAACAAATGGCGAAAATAAAACTAATAGCAAACACAGAGAGTTATTCTATTTATAACGGTTCTATGTTAGATATGTTAGAAATTATAGAACCAAATACAATAGACTCAATAATAACTGACCCACCATATGAACTTAACTTTATGAATAAAGGGTGGGATAGAACAGGAATTGCTTTTCAACCTGAAACTTGGCGAAAGTGCTATGAAGTATTAAAACCAGGCGGTTATTTATTAGCATTTGGCGGCAGTAAAACATTTCACAGAATTGCTTGTGCTATTGAGGATGCTGGGTTTGAAATAAGAGATACCATTATGTGGTTATATGGATGCTTGTCGGAAGATACAGAGATATTGACACTTAACGGATGGGAACGATACCATAAAGCCATTGAAGAAAGCCCCGTAATATGTTATAACATGGATAAAGATTCTTTCGAGATCCACCAACCCGAAAGGAGTTTTATCTATGAAAACAAACATCCCGCCTACCGAATTAAATCGGATTTTACAGACCAAATCGTTTCCCGAAATCATCGTTGCATTGTTGAACGAGGCGGAAGAAAAGTATTTGCCTACGCCGAAACATTGGAACGTCAAGAGAGTGTACCCTTTTTGGAAAGTTTGCACGATCTGCCGGAAACCATTCCCTACCCACACGAAGGAACAAGCATCACGAAACAAGACTTGCTCCAAAGAGTGCGCCTCCAAGAGTATCAGCAAAAACAAGAAGGGGAAAGTAATCCCTCCGGAGCAATGCGAGGGGAAGGTGTTGATAACCTGCCCTGTATGTGGGGCTACGGGAAAACCCGAACCACTCTGGCGACTGTCGAAGAAGTAGAATATGTCGGAAACATGTGGTGCGTTCAAGTTCCAACGGGTGCGTTTGTGGCTAGGCGAAACGGTCAAATATTTATAACGGGTAATTCAGGGTTCCCAAAATCATTAAATATAGGTTTAGCGATAGATAAAAAATTAGGGCTAAAAAGTAAAATAATTGGGAAAGGCAAAAGTGGAAACGCAAATACACATACTAGAAGTCTAAATATGGTTAAAAATCCTTTCGGTGGCGAATATGAAATCAAACAAGCACAAAATCAATGGCAAGGTTGGGGAACTGCATTAAAACCTGCCTATGAACCTATAATTGTTGCAAGAAAACCATTTAAAGGAACGGTTGCCGATAATGTAATCAAATATGGTGTGGGTGGTATTAACATTGATGGTTGTAGGATTCCGTTAGAAAATGGTGAAACTATTGCAACAAATGTTGGATTTTTAGATAACTTACAGAGTGATGGTTGGGGAACCAAGAAGTGTATAACTGAGAAAACATCCCAAGGTCGTTTTCCAGCAAACGTAATCCACGATGGAAGTGATGAAGTAGAAAGTTTATTTCCTCATACGAAAAGTGGGAAAATGACAAGCGAACATCAAAGACACACTGATGGTAGTCCTAATGGTATTTATGGTAAGTTTAATAAAGAACATCCATTAAGTGAAACATACGGTGATAGTGGTTCTGCTTCCCGATTTTTCTATTGTGCAAAAGCAAATAAAAAAGATAGAGATGAAGGGTTGGAGATAGCGGCATCCACTATAAATGATGGGCGTAAAAAATCAATCGACAATCCATATCAACGCGGCGAAACTCTTCGTAAAAATATTCATCCAACAGTAAAACCTTGTGAGTTAATGCAGTATTTAGTCCGATTAGTAACACCAAAGGGCGGAATAATACTTGATCCATTTATGGGAAGTGGTTCAACCGGCAAAGCGTGTATGTTTGAAAATAGAGAAAGACAAGCCGATTACAAATTCATTGGAATTGATTTAGAGGAAGAATATTGCAATATTGCAAGGGATAGAATTGATTATGCTTTAAACAAGTATAAATATGATTATCAACAAGAATTAGAAAAAGCGAAAGAAAAAGGTCAATTGAGTTTATTTTGAAAGAAGCGAGAATGTGAAGGAGATGATGTAATGAAAATTAATCATATTTATCAAGGGGATTGTTTAGAGATTCTGAAAACATTCCCTGGTGAAAGTGTTGATATGGTAATCACATCTCCGCCTTATTGGGGATTAAGAGATTATGGAGTAAAAGATCAATTAGGTAGAGAAGATACTTTAGAAGAATATTTAGAAAAGTTATGCGAAATATTTGCGGAAGTAAAAAGAGTTTTAAAAGCAGAAGGTTCTTGTTGGGTAAATTTAGGGGATGCCTATGGTGGAACTGGCGATAAGCAAAACTATAAAGATCCTAAATATAAAAACGGTAGAAACGGTCAAAGCATTTCATTGAGCAAAAAATATACTGGTAAATGTCTGTTGCAAATACCATCTCGGTTTGCCCTTATGATGACCGATGAACTAGGCTATATTCTTCGAAACGAAATTATATGGCATAAGCCGAATGCTATGCCGGAAAGCGTTAAAGATCGGTTTACGGTTGATTTTGAAAAACTATTTTTCTTTACTAAAAATAAAAAATATTACTTTGAACAACAAAAAGAACCTATGGTTACAGAAGATATTAATCCACCTAGAGGAAGTAAAGGGGTTATAGGTCAAATAAATAGTGGAAGAAGAAAACAAGATTTAGTTGGGAGAAATGATTATATAGGTTTTAATGATAGGTATAAACCACCCGTAGACCTTATGCGAAATAAACGTTCTGTTTGGTCTATATCGACAAGAAATTTTAGTGAGCTACATTTCGCAGTATACCCTGAGGAGCTTATCGAAACTCCAATAAAAGCTGGTTGCCCGAAAGACGGAATTGTTTTGGATCCGTTTATGGGAAGCGGAACTACCGGAGTAGTAGCAAAAAAATTAGGACGTAATTGGATAGGGATTGAAATAAACCCTGAATATGTTTCAATGGCCCAAAAAAGGATTAAAAATACACACTATCAGTTTTATTTAGATTTTAGTTAAAACTCGGAATAAAAAATAGGGAGAGGAGTGATGCCATGAACAATTTAGAATTTGCAATCCGCAGAAAGGATAGCAGGATCTATGTCAAGGGGTTTATTAATGGTCGTCCGATATGGACAGGCGTCAGAGAATTTGCTAGAGGTTATTGCTATGATGTTGCTTGCAAAATCAGCAAGCAGATAAAGGAACCGCAAGTTGAGGTCGTTGTGTTGAGGGAGAAAACATCATGAAAGACAACAAAGACGATCTCGGCTGGTGGTTAGGATTAGTATTAGCAATAGTGTTGTTTGTTGTGATATTTTTCGCTGATAAATTCTTATGAAGGGAGAGTGAGTAAATGAAAAAAAATGTCAAAATATTAAATTATATTTTCGGACTAATGGTTATTGTTATAATCGTTAGTGGTTGGGTTTTTAGTGCGATTGCATATAACAAAATTAACAAGTTTGAAAAACAATATCAAGCAGATATGGAAGAACTTGAGACGGATTTAAACGATAAGTTCTACTCCATTGAGACTGCTATTTCCGATTTAAAAGACCGAATTACTGACCTAGAAGATGCTGATATTGCAGAAATGCAAAGATATTCAAAACAAATACTTACTATCTATGAACCTGTTTTAGAAGCACAGCATGATCTAGCGACAGGTGCAATCACTCTTGTGGAATATAACGAAAGAATGAACCGTTTAGCGAACCGGTGGGAAGAAATAAAAAAACTTTATGACAGCGATGTTTACGATTATATTCCGAGTTTGGTTGAGCGCATCGAAGATCTTGAAGATATAGCTAATGCTTTTGACGATCTGGAAGATGCCCTAGAAAAAGCTTTAAATGAAATCAATGCAAGACTAGATGCGTTGCAGTAATGAGTTGTGGCTAAACCGCACCAGAGCCGGCATTAAAAATAAACTTTTAAAAGGAGAAAAAAAGAGTGAGAATTTTGAATTTGGTTAATATGACTCAGGCTGATTTGGCTATTATAGAAAGGGCTGAAAAAGTAGGCATAAAGGAAATTATTGAAGTAAGTAATGAAGTAGCAACAAAAGAAGGGAATACATCTCAAGCGCAAGCATGCAGGTTGCGTATTGCCTCTTTGATGTTAATAATACTCGACGAAAAGCCCACAGAACTTGAAGACCTTGAACTTATAGCGGAAGAAATCGCTGACATTTATTGCAAAATAAAAATAATTATTGATAAAAAGAAAGGAGAATGAAGTTGAAAAAAACAGTAAATCTTTTATTGTGTTTTATGTTTTTGATTTTGATTTCGACATTTTTATTGTTTGGTTGTAAAGCACAAGAAGAAAAAACAATCTATGCAGAAATTGATGGGCATTATACCAAAAAAGTTTTGGTTGATGGGGAACTTCAAACCGAATATTATTTAATTTTTGATGTAGAGAATGGAGATGGTTTTATGGTTAGAGTTTATCCAAAAACCGGTTTGTTTACGAAAAGTTTTGAGGAACAATTTCCTATTGGCACAGTTGTTGAGATTAAAGAAAAAGATAAATTACCAATCCCGGAGGGGGTGATTAAATAGTGGATGTTTCTGTTTAAAGAAAAGGAGAGTGAAAATAAATGACAACCAAATAATAGGCGAATTGGAAAGAAAATAAATAATTCCCCGTCTCTTTTCTTGTCTATTGCGTTTAGAGGGGGGAGTGGATATCTTTGTATTCCCTTCCCTTGCCCGCAATATAACGCAAATTTTAGGCTCAAAATACTTTTTTAAAAAAACTTTAAAATTGTGCTTGACTTGTCTTAAAAATTATAGTAAAATATAATTGCCGAGAAAATTAAAAAAAGGAGGTTTATTAAATGGCAAAAATTTTACATTACGAACAAGAAGGCAAAGTAGTTCTTCGTTTGGATGACGCTTATTGCGTAAATAGCAAACATCTTGTTGAGCCGTATTATGATGGAAAAAGTAAGCGTTATTTTGGATCGTTCAAGTTTGAAAAGCCCGAAGAGGCAAAATCTTTGCTCTGGCAGGCGTCTCAATTACTTCGCCCCCGTGAAAATTCGATTTTCTACGGAAATTATCCCAAGTGGGAGGAAGATGAACAGTATGGCGTCTCTCTCCGTGTTTCCAATTTTGTCAAGTTTTACAAAGGTCTGACGACAGAAACCATTCCCCCCGAAGAAATTGCTGATTATATTTACAGTCTTGAGGTTCATTTGTCCAAAACAAAAGATGAAGGGATTTTCTTGCTCATACCTCGAGCAGTAGCATCGCGCAAACGCCCAGTCACCAAATATCATAATGAACTCTTTGATGACTTCGTTGACCTCTCAAATGAAGATTTTCCGTTTTAAACTTTTAAACGCAGTCTTTTGTATGCCGGGAATGGAACACGGGCGGTTTCTCTGCACATTCTCCTTTCTGTGCGCTCTGCTTGCAAACAATGGGGGTTCCAGGAATAACTGTCGGAGGGTTCGGTTATTCAAAAAAATTTTATTATGGAGGTTTTATTTAAATGGATGTTGTAGGTCGCTATCTTGAATTGCGTAAACAAAAATCAGAAATAGAAGAACAGTTGGCTGCGCTTGAAACTCTGATTTTGCAAAACCATAGAGACGACAAGCGCATTAAAATTTATGCTGGACGCAAGACCATAACCATTAAAGAAGAAACTTATAAACTTCTCCAGCAATTAGGATATTCGGTTACAGTTGTCGAAGAACGCTTTAAAAAGCTGCAAGAATTCGATGCTGAAACACAAAAACTTATTCTGTCCAATCCGGACAATGTCGAAATAAAAGTGGCGAAGGAAAGCATAAGGGTAGTAGAGTAAAAAGGAGGTTATATAATGGAAAATACTCAAAATTGGAAAGACCTTTGGCTGAAGAATTACAACAATCAAGGAGAATGCGAAGGCCTAGAAAAATTCACTCGAACTTTGGATTTCGGGGCAAAAAAAGATGCGTTTTATTTGCCTTGGGCAGTTGTGGAAAGAATTTTCCAATTGCAAGACGGTAAGATTGAATTGCTGAGAGCAACGGACGAAACGGTTGTCGAGGTCGACAAATGTTATGCTCGCCATGAAGTCGACCCTGTTACCGGAGAAGTTTCTATCAGATACAGTTATTCTTTTTTCATCAATGTTGCCGCGGAATGGAAGGGGCGGCGTCATGTTGAACGGTATCCGCTTCAAGATTCGAACGGGAGACCATTGGCTTCTTGGACTCAAAACGATCTCAACCGTGCTTTCCAACGCGCGAAAGTTAAAGCCATTGCTATCGTGAGCGGCATCGGTTATAAATGGTTTGAAAACTATGACACACAATTCGAAGAAGACGACAAGACACCGAAAGGTCTCGATAAAGCGAAAAAATTAGTCGAACAGACAAAGCCTGTTCAGAAACCGGTTGCCCCCCAAAAAGTTGAAGATATCGTTGTCGAAACGGTTGTGTCTAAAACATCGGAAAAGCCGGACGAAGAAACTACCGAAGAAACAGTTGCTCCTGTTGAAATCAAGGTAACACCGGTAATTCCTGTTGAAAAGCCGTCGGAAAATCCGATTGAAACTCCTGTAACTCCGTCTGCATCGGAGAATGTTAAAGAAACGCTTGAAACTAACGAAAAGGACGAACCGACCGATCCGGCTCGGCTGAAAATGATGGTCGAGGCTATTAAAATTGCTTGGATCGGGGGCAATAATGAAAAAAGAGAAAAAATTAAAAGCATATGCGCCGAATTCGGAACATTCGAGTTGCATAAACTCAACCCACAGCAGATTGAAAAGATTTATTTAGCAATTCAATAATGCCGTTTTTGCAGGAAAAGGAGGAGAGTATGTATAATTTGTCGCCCAGCAAGGCACATAGATTTCTAAATTGCACTGCTTCTTTAATGCACGATGTGCCTTTTGTCGAAAACGCCGCGACCATACGAGGAAAATTACTGCACGAGTTTGCGGAAAAAAGGTTGCGGAATGAAGATACCCGCGAATTTGAAATCAATAATAAAATAAATGATTACGAAATATTTATTGTAGAAAGTTATGTAAATTCTGTTTGGCGCGAATATAACGAAATACTTGCCACCAAAATATTTACAGAGCAAAAGCAAAAAATGACTATTTACGATTTCGATATTCATTTGGTAATAGATGCTTTACTTATTGGTCGCGACACCGCAAGCATTATTGATCTCAAAACGGGTAGAAAGGAAGTCGATGAAGAAGATAACGAACAGCTTTTATTTTACGGGGCTTATGTAGTATTGGAATATCCCGATATACAAAATATTAGATTGTCAATACATCAAAAAGGCAAAATGCGCACAATTAATACAACCCCCGAAAACATTCTGGATTTCTTCATCGAAAAAGAAAAAGTATTCGACGATATTCGGCAAAACAGACTCACCTATAATCCGAGCGAAAAAGCCTGTGCATATTGTGCAATAAAAGACACTTGCATTGCTAGGGCGAAATGGATATTGGGGGAGAAATATGGGAAGTCCGAAATATAAAATTACCGTATTTAAAAATCGCTATCAGACAACCGGAACTTTAATGGAAAGAACTTTTGAGGATATTTATTTCGGATTCAAACACAAGGTAAAAAGAACTAAAGAAAAATATGCCGAGTATATGAACGCCGACAAACAGACAAAAGCTACTATCAAAGATGTTGGAGGATTTATCGGCGGAGAAACCGAAGGGAATAGGCGAATTGCCGGAGTTAAGATAATGCGCCATTTGCTTACCCTTGATATTGACACGAAATTCCCTAACGTTTTCCCCTATTTGCAAAAAAATATTGATTTCTTCTGCTTGGTTCATTCAACGCACAGCCATTCGCCACAGGAAAATCGATTTAGAATTATTGCCCCCCTGTCAAGACCAGTTAATGCGGATGAATACGAAGCACTCGGTAGGCGGTTAGCCTATAAAATCGAAAACCCGCCTACCGGGGAGCCGTTTCGGGGGCTATTCGACGAAACAACCTTTCAAGCAAATAGGTTAATGTTCTTTCCATCAGTGTCGGCTGATGGCGAATATATTTGCGAACTCTTAAATGTCGATATTTTTGCCGAACAACAAAAAATTATTGATGTTGACGAAATTTTAAACGAATATCTCGATAAAAATGATATTTTCGAATGGTTCACGCCAGAAAAAATCGATCAAGAACGCATCGGAAAAAACGTGCTAGCAAATAAAAATCCCCTAAAAGCGAAAGGGATGGTTGGCGCATTCAATCGAACATACAGCGTTTCACAAGCGATAGAAAAATTCTTATCAGATGTGTATAAAAAGGAGAGGAATGGCAGATACACTTATCTGGATGGAACCAGCAAAGGCGGCGGTATTATTTTAAACAACGATACGCTTTTTTATTCTCATCATGGAACAGACCCAGCCAACCTTTTCTATCGCAGTGCTTTCGATTTGGTAAGGATTCATAAATTCGGGAAATTTGATAACAAATTTACTCCGGAAAGATATATAGAACAAGGAGTATATGAAAAAACGGAGAGTTTTCTTAAAATGGTAGAATTCTGCCGAACACTCCCTGAAGTTGTCGCTAATACCGATAACAGTATAGAACTTGTTCAAAGGCTGGAACAAGAACAAAAATATATAGAGGAATTTTTCGGGGATCAGAAATCTCAAGCAGAAACTCCTTTGGAAGAGGATACAAAATGGATAGTAAAACTTGAAGGAGTAAAAAGCGCGTATGCAAAATTAGCCGTCATCTTTGAATATGATTCAAATCTTAAAAATTTGCTCTATTATGATACTTTTCGGGATAATATTTGTTTTCTACGAAAACCGTTCTGGCGCAAGGAATTTAATGTAGGAGATGCCATAACTGACCGGGATATGTCCCATATCCGCGCCTATCTTGATAAAGTCTATGGTATAAAGGGGGATCGAGTAATCGAAGATGCGGTTGTCGTTGAAGCGGATAAAATTCAGAAAAACAAAGTTTTGGAATACTTTGAAAGTTTGCAATGGGACGGGAAAGAACGGTTGGAATTCTTTTTCCATGACTTTTTTAAAGTCCCTTTGAATCCTTTTACCCGAGCTGCTTTAAAACATTGGCTTGTGGGGGCGGTTTCCCGAATTTATAAAGCCGGTTCGCCAATGGATTTGGTGCTTGTTCTTAAAGGGGAACAAGGAATCGGTAAATCCTTATTTTTCAAACGCCTAGCGACAATTGATTTCAATAAACCGGAAGAACATCTTTATTCCGACACTAAAATTGATTTCAACCGCGCAAAGGATAGTTATGAACAGTTGGAAGGGATTTGGATTTACGAGTGGAAAGAACTTGCCGGGATGAATATGTCCGAACAAGAAAGTATTAAAGCTTTCGTTGATAAGACCGAGGATAAATTCCGCCGTTCTTATGGAAGAAGAAATGTTGAAATTCGTCGGCGGGTTGTCTTTGGCGGAACAACGAACGAGTCAAGACCGCTTCGAGACCGCACCGGGAATCGCCGGTTTATGGTAATCGAAAGCCCATTAAAAAAACAAGAATGTTATATTAAGCCGGGCAGTGAGTTTACACAATATTATAAAGACCAATTGATTGCTGAAGCGATTCATCTTTATAAAAACGGATTTGACATTTTCCAATGGTCTGATCTAGAATTATTCTATTGGGAAAGAGCGAATGAAGAAAATCTTGCCGAGAACGATTTCTATGGTGCTTTAAGTAATTACCTCAATATGGAACGCCCGAAAAGTTGGTATTCCATGCAAGTTGAGGATATGCTATTCTATCTTAAAAATTATAATTTTGATATAAACAAATGCACCGACATGACTTGGAAGGGGGCAAGCCTTGAGCCGGTAGATAAGGTTTGCATGAAAGAACTCTGGCAAGTAGCCCTCGGGCAAAAAGATTTGACTATTAACCGTTATCATCGAGAATTGATTGAGCAGGCTTTGAAAAATCTCGGTTGGGAAATCACAAAAGAACAAAGACGCTTTGGAGTTTTCGGGCATCAATTGCTTATAAGAAAGAAAAAAGAAAATTCGGACGATTTGCCGTTTTAAAGGTGGTAGGTATGATTTACATAATTAAAAAGATGAAAAAAACGACAAAAGAACATTACAAAAAATTACGTCCTTCGGAAGCAATAGAATATTTCTATAATTTGACTAAAGATGATTTAGCCACCGGGGATATTTACATGACCGGGGCCGATACTGAAGAAGAATTACAAGAAATTCTTTCATTCTTCCACGAGGATTTCTTTTTGATCGAGGATACCGGTATGTTTTCGGTTTATAAAGTCAATGCTAATATCAACAAATATGACCGGATAAGACAGCGGGGGGCTAGCATCGTTGCATTGAAGAATTTCAAGGAGAAAATCGAAAAAAAATTTCCACGCGCCGGAGTTTATTTCGATTTCAAAACTGATAATTTCGAGTTATTCGTTGTGATCGACAACCAAGTGCATCGTTTTGTTTGCAGTTATGATTTGGAAATTATAGAGAGTTTTGCAGACAACAAAACTGATTACATCAATTTATCGTTGGCGGCAAAAGTCCGAAAAGAAATCAATGGGCTTTTCCGCCGACAGAGATATTATTATAGAAGGAGGAAGAAAAGGGGCAAATGAAACTTCTTGAGAAAAATGTAGAGGCAATGCTTGTTCGGGCGTGTAATAAAAAAGGCTTTAAATGTCCGAAAACCGAAATGATTGCCCGGGGATTCCCGGACAGGATGGTATTCAACACAGAGAGAGGAGAAATTTATTATGTCGAATTCAAAAATGAAACCAATTACAAACGCTCCAATCTGCAAGAAAGTTGGGGAACACGAATTAAAGTTGCCGGGGGGAAATATTTCTTACTCAACGGAGAAGAAGAAACGAGGAAATTTATTCAGAATTATATTCTTTAATAGGGGAGGAAACTGAATGAACGAATTTACGAATAACGAAATTCTTTTGCTCATAACCGCTACTGCTTTCATGCGCGCTCATAAATCGGGGAATTGTGAAACCGTCGCTGCTTTAACAAAAGTTAAGAAAAAACTCCAAAATATTTATAACGAAAGAGAGAAAGATGAACAGAAGATACGGAATGGTTTACATGGGGAGTAAAGAGCAAATCTTGCACTTAATTCGTTATATCTTCGAGCGCGAATACAAAAAAAGATATTTTATTGATTTATTCTGCGGCGGCTTCTCCGTTTCGAATTTTGCGCTTGTAAATTCGAACTATATCGTTTTTGCGAACGATATTAATAAATACCTTATCGCCCTTATAAAAGCGATTATAAACGAAAATTCCGACTTAAAAACGGTAAAATTTAATTGGGTCTCCCGCGAACATTTCGAAGAGGTACGCGATAATCCCGAAAAATACCCAGATTGGTATGTCGGTTTCGTCCTCAATGTTTGGTCTTTCGGAATCAACCAAAGACATTATCTTTACGGCCCCGACCGGGATTTCTACAAAAAAGCCTTACATAATGCTTTAGTATTTGATGATTTCAGCGAAATAAAAAAACTGAAAGAACTCGAAGATTTTACCGTCCCGGAAATAATCAGAAATGTTGATTACAAGCGACATTATACCAAAAGAACTGCATTTATGCAAAAATTTAAAAAGTATGCCGAAGAACACGAAAAAGAATATCCTGTATTAAAATTACTCGTTCAAATGCAGCATTTACAGCAAATGGAACATCTCGATGCAATAAAACGCGCAATTCCGCACCAGAATCGGCTTAATCTCTCGGCTATGGATTGGCTCGATTTCTATAATTCCTTGCCGGATGTTATTCTCAAAGAAGCGTTCATCTATTGTGATCCGCCGTATGAAAATAAGGCTCAATACCAATTCGGAGGTGAATTTGATTACGAGAAATTTTGGCAATGGTTTAGGACTTGCCCGTATCCGGTTTATGTTTCGTCCTATGAAGCCCCGGAAGATATTAAGCCAATAAATTTTGATTACAAGATTCAATTATTCGATAACGGCGATTTAGGCGACAACAAGCCGAAGAAAAAGGTGGTTGAAAACATCTATTGGAACAACAAAGGCGAGGCCGAGCCGACATTTTTAGATCAATTATTTTCAGAAACAAAAAAAGAGGGCAATTAGCCCTCTATTTTTAATGCTCGTTCGACAACCTCGGCGGGACTTAGCAATTCGCGTTTTTCTTTCAATACAACGGATTTCATGTAATTGTAGTGGTAATTTATTATCCGTTGCATTGCTTTGACTTTATCTTCGGCTTTCATCCGTTTATAAGCGCCTTTCCGAATCAAAATCCGCAAGGCTCTTTGAGCCAAATCATTATATTTCTCTCTCACATCTTCTGGTATAGCATATTTCACCTTGTCTTTAGAGAAATATTTCACATTATACAGATTCAATCTTAAATCCGGGTTTGCCGCGAGCAAGTTAACTATTTCATTACGAACCTCGAGATCGCCATAAACTTCTTCTACATACATGTTGATTTTTGTCCGATTGTTTTCTTTGATAGCCGCCGTGAATGCTTGCGCTTTTGTTTGCGAGCTGTAGAATCTTGCAATGCTTTCCGCTTGCTCGATCCCTTGCGCCCCAAGCAACCGGGAGGTCGTCGAGATAAGCCGATTGATATTCTTAACCGGGAATCCGACCATGCTCCCGATATTCTCAAAAATTCTCAAGATTTTACGGGGTATATTCTTGCCTGTTTGCATTGAATCTACCGCCTTTATTATTTCGTATACCTCGGTTATTCCCGGCAACCTAGGCGAAAATCCGGCGCTAATTAACTTGCCTCCTCCGTCTTTTGGTTTTTCAAATTGAATAAGGGAAGTAAATTGATTTACAACCGGAAGGCCTCCAATAATATTATTAAGTAGAAGCTCATTCACCCAAAAGTCAAAATCAGCTTCTTCTTTATCCTCGTAATAACCTCTCATTCGGTTGAAAGTATTCGATACATAAGCCGTGAACAAAGCCGATAACAAGAAGGCGATAAAGTCTCGGGCAAATCTTTTCCACCCGCCCGAATAGCCGTTTCTGACATAGACATAATCCCGGTAAAGTGCTGCCGCATGGATGATGTTCTCGCTTTGGAAACGGCTTGCAAATCTTGTTGGGAATTTGTTTGAGTTAGAGAAATGCGCCCGGAATCCCGGATCGGTATTCGCCACTCCAAACAACAAGACCTCCATAAATTGCTCGTTCGCTTTTTTCAAAACTTCTTCTTCCGGCATCCCTGGATTTTGCTTTCTGACCTCGTCCGCTATCGTTTTGAAAGCCGCGACAAGAACAGTGTTATCTGCCCAACCAATATGTTTCGTTAAGGTATTTGCGATTTTTCTTGTCACATCTTGCGCAATATAGTAAATACCGAGATTTGCCGCGTCCGCTAAATGCGGAACATTGCCGGCGTCGGCTCTATGATAAAAATTGCTATTGTTTTTCAGGAGCCAATTCCGATATTTAGATCGACCCAAACTCAACACAACATTCTTAATGAAAGCACTCGGAGACAATTTATGTTTAATCATTACCGTCAAAACCGAGGCGAACTGCTTTACCATTGACGGGATATTTACCGACATTGTCGCCGCCATACTGTTAAGCAAAACTTTATTTGCCCATTTTTCAACCGGGGTTGCCATGACATCCCCATAACCGAGATTGTCGGCAAAAGCCTGTTCAATCATATGCGCAATATCGTTATTTTGCCCGAATTTATTGTCCTTTCCGGTAAAGGCTTCTTGCAAAGGCGCTCCGCCGGCCTTGTTAACATAGAGATTCTGCCAATCGTAAAGCAACCGATTAAAACCGCAATAATTGGCTATCGATCTCGTATGGTTTTCGATTACCGCAAAGATGTTTTCAATTCTTAAATCCGTCCTTGCTCCCAGCGTTGTTTCCATAACAAAGCCGTCTGGGGTAGCCATGTTTCTTCGGTTGATAATCTTTAATTCAACATCCCGAGCATAATCGCTCTCGAGAGACGCAAATGGAACATATGTTTCTTGCCGAGGTAAATGAACGCCATATTTCGCAAAAAAGATTTCGTCAATATATTCATAGTTTTTATCGAACCGCTCTTTAGCAAAATTAATTATTTCTTGTGCGATTTCGTTATCCTTTATCAACCCCCAAAGATAATCGCGCAATTTCTCTTTGTTATCCGCAAAAATAACGAACGGAATGGCGTTGTCTTTCGCGACGGCATAACCTTTTTTCCAAAGCAATTCATTATCAAAGAAATGCAGGACATTTCCGAATTCGAAGTGTTTCGTTGGATTGATCCCCGGGACATCTTCGTATTCCGCTGTTTCCATCTCAATCTCGCGCTCTACCGCAAGATAAGTTGTTATTATCTGCCCCCAGCTGACTTCCGAGTTCTTTGCTTTGTTTTCCGCAGCCCATTCAAAAATCTTGGATTTCGTTCTCTTTTCAATCGTTTCATTTTCAAGCAGGATTTTTAGATTATCCCTTATAATTTTTCTTTCATTTTTCTCTTCTACCAACGCCTTTTTCTCTTCTTCGTATTGTTCGAGAAGTTTTTTAAGAGCTGTCCAAGTAAACGATTTTTCTTCATGCCCTTTCAAAGCCTCTTTTGTATTTTTGATTTGCGCGTTTTTAGCCGCGAGTTGATCTTTTATTTCATTATAAGCCTCTTTTGCTTCTTCGTATTTCTGCCGATCTTCTTCATACTCTCTCCGCGCTTCTCCGGCAAGATTAAGAAGCACGTCCTTCCGGATCTGAAGCAACATATTCTTCGCGACTTCCGTTTTTTCGAGCGTGAACTTCTGATGTTTTTTATGAGATTTTACCCATTCTTTATACGATTCTTTATATTCCGCAAGAATATCACTGCGCCGCATAACCGACGCGATGTATTCACGGTAGAAATCGGAAAAGAATTCAATCTCATTACCCACTAAATCCTTATACATTCCAAAGAAGAATTGATAAGGCATAAGCCAAGAGACCGCCCTAGCATTGACATTTGCAAGTTTGTCTTTAAATTGAATAACCTGTTTGCTGGTTTTCGCCGCATATTCATCATGAGTTAGCGTATCGCCGCTCAAAGACGTGGTATACCTAGTCTGGAATCTTTCCAATATTTCCATCAAAGCCCTTGCAAAAGCATTCGCATTAAATTTTCCCCCGAGCCGTTCAAGTGTGATAACTGTTCCGAAAACTTCGTCGATGCTTTGAGGGCCTCCTTCTTTTTTGACCGGCGGGTAAACTTCATAAAGAACGGAGGGGTCTTTCAAAAGCAAAGCAAGATGACGGTATATGGTTTTGAATCTCGGCTCGATGTATTCTTCAAAAACATCTTCCGGGATATCTGGGCTTTTTCGAGCAAGTTCCCGAATTTTCTCAAGCAAAGGAACGATTTCCGCTCTTAATTGCTTGAGATTATATTTGTTATTTTGAACCACTTGAATGATTCCGGGAATATCTACCCCGTTAATCCTACCGCCGGCAATTAAGGTCATAACTTCCGCAAGAGTTTCTTTGAACGGAGATTCGGACTGAAGTTTCACGGAAGTTATTTTCTTTTTGGAAGCGGCATAATGATTTTTAAGTTTTGTTATAAACAAATCCATTTCTTTTTCGCGATAAGCGATTTTTAAATCGGCTATCTTCCTAAAAATATCATCGGTCTCGCTCGTCAAAACCTGTTTTATCTTCTTCAAAAGCGATTTGAATTCCCTGAAATTGACTTGAAAAGCTGTTGCATTTCCCTCGGCTTGATTTCTCTGGAGTTCTGCGGCAACGCTTATAATTTCCTTATGGGTAGGCAAGCCAAAAATTTTTAGCAATTCTTCCGGAATCATTTCGTATTCTTCCGCAAATTCCAAAATTCTATCAACGAGATCCAGCCCGCCCTCACTCAATATGAATCCTTCTTCGGAGATATTTTGCTTAATCAAAAGATTCACCAGTTGGCGAATCTCGCCTTTTTGAAGAACCGTCAAATCATCTTCGCTATTGAGAAGAAACTCGATATTTTTTCGGAAACCTTCGAATTCTTCTTTCATATTTTGATAGAATTCATAGCCCTTTTGCGTCTGCTCCGCAAACAACGAAGCGATATAAATTATGTTATCGACCGCCATATGCGCCAAACCGTGCTTATGATTCGCTCTTTCTTCCAAATATCGCTGGATAAGATCATTTCTTGAACGGAAACGGTTATTCGTAAACGACCGAATAAATTTATTGAGATCGCGCAGTTTATAGATGGCCTCAGGCGGAAATTTCTTTTTAAGATCAGCCAGAAATTCCTTATAAGCATCTTCAAGAGCAAAAACGGCTTTGCGTATCTGTTCTTTTACCATTATCGGAATATTCGGATCATCAAGAATTTTCGTATAGAGTTGATGGAAAGGTAAGATGTTTTCCGCTTTGCCTTGGAATACAGTCTTGTAAACCTCATAATCCGAGAATAGAACGCCGCATATCTGAGCGACAACTTCATCTACAACCCGATAATGCAAACGGTCACCATTATCTCCTTTAATTAAAGCATTATAAAGATCTTTATAAGATGAGAAACTATTTCCGCTATTTAAATACCAATAAGAGTTTTTCATATAACGGAGAAAAGAACCAAAGTCTTTATAGCGTGTTTCTTCAATCTTTTTAAATATATCGCTCTGGACAATTTCGCCGTCTTTGACTTCGAATAAAATATTAGCAAGTTCAGCGGCAAACTTAAATGCTCTCGCCTTGTTTCTTTTATTTAATTCATGCACGTGTTCATGAACGAAAGTCCCGGTAAGAAATTTATGAAAATTATCAAAATTATGATACAGATATTCCGTATTGATATAAACGACATAAGATTCTTCCGAAGGATATTCAAATCCTAAAATAGAAGCATTTTGGGGGGCTCGATATAAAACGAAGTTCATATTCGAAGCTCGGAAAAAATCAAACCAAACCTGTTCTTTTTCGGAAAGTTCCGAAAGTTTTAGAGGTCTTTCAAATTCGCTCCGCTTCAATTTAAGTTCCGCGTTTACGCTCGACAAATCTACGGTGGTATGAACCGCATATTCGTCCGAGGAATAAACAACGCCGTTGATCTTAACCGCTTGTTTTGCCGGTTTTTGCCTCACGATATATTCGGATTTAATAACGAATTTTCCAGACTTATCTTTCGTAAAATACTCGGCAATCTCACCTAAATACTTCCGTTCCTTGTCCGTGAGTTTCGTGTCGTCGGCAAGCCGTTTCATAGGCGTCTTAATGGATTTTACCTCCTTCTTGATACGTTCATATTCTTCAATCAAATCATAGGTAGTAAATCCCCTCTGTATTGTCGAGCCTTTGTCGGCAAGCGCTTCGAAGTCAATCATAGAAAAAATCTGTAACGCTTCCGGATTGTTAGCTTTAATCAAAAGATAATGGCCTTTAGGTTTCAAATCCTCATACTTCGTAATTATCTCACTGAATTTAGCCGTATTGCTTTCCCTAACAACTGCCAAATCAAAATTGAAATATTTCGCATCCTCATACTTGCGTCTTTCGCCGGTCAAAGTAAATGTGGAAAAATCAGGATGCGCCATTTTTGGTTGAAAGAATGCCCGGATATTTTCGAAATCTTCAAATTCTTTGTTTTTGGAATCAACCCAAATTTGAACGACCGTTTTCATCTGCCGATTGCCCGAGCTAGTTTTAAGAGATTTCAGCGGAATAAGCTCGTTATAAATTAGTTTCTTATCTCCCGGGATCTCTTTCTGTAACATATAGGATTTAGCCCACGGACGCGGCAAAACAATCGCAACAACCGGCGCGATTTCAAGAGCTTTCTTTAAATATTCAGCGTTCTTATTCTCGGCAAACGGAGGATTCCCGACAACGATATTATTGTCGTCATATTTTATCTCTTCTAGTTTTTCCAAGGTTATATTGTCATCAAGAGTGATAACTTTTTTCCCTTCAAGAGTAACCCCGATTTCTTCAAGAGCATTTATAGAATCTTCCTTCGTTGTTTTGACAGGCGGTTTTGCCGGCATTAGCCCCTCAACTTCCGTGGTCTCTTGTTTTTTGATTTCAGCTTCTTCCGCTTTTCTTGTTTCTTCTTCCAAGAATTCTCTCGTCGGTTTAATCAAGAATTCGATATAATCGGCTTTATCCGGGATATAATAAGTGACATTGAATTGCTCGGGGAAATACGGCTCTAAACTCAACGAAGTAATCATCTGAATTCTTTTTGCGAAAGCTTCGACGCTTTCGCCTTCTTTCCTTGCCGATTTATCCAGCGCTAAATAAGCCGCATTATATCTCATAATGTGACTTCTATTACGCCAACCGGTAATTCCAGATTTCTGTGGATCGTTCATGAAACGGACAACTCGGGCGATTAAATTCTTCAGTACGCGGAATTTAGTAGTTTCAAGAACCTTTTCGTTTTCTTCTCTCCATTTCTTTTCCGCTTCGCTAAATTTATAATCTGTAACTAATTGCCGGAGAATCTCATATTCGGATTCGCGCAATTCGCCCCCGTCTCTAATTTTATCAACCGCCCATTCAGCATCTCCAACTATTTCCCGAATTTCTTCATCCTGCACATATTTGTTCTCATTAATAAATTTTCGCAGAAGTTTCAGATATAAAGTCTTTTCTTGCGCGTCATACTTAAACTCGGAATATATTCTATCCCAATCCGGACGGGCAAGCCGTTTTGGCTTGACATTAGCAGTCCGCGCCAAGACTTGCGAAAGCGGATAAACTTTGCCGTCAATCTTGATTTCTCTTGCTTGAGGATCTTTTTCGTACGTCTCCCATAACATATCCCAAAGATATTCAGCGTCGTATTTCTCAAGCAATTCTTTATTGAACATATCTTCGAGAACATATCCCGAGCCAAGGAAATGATCAATATAGGACTGAAGCGTCCTCTTTTGAGCCAAAGTCTTTTCGGCAATAGTCTCAAACTTCTTTCGGATTTTCTTCAGCTTCCGGGCAAGTTTTTTATCTTCGCCTACAGCCATATCAATAGCATCAGTAGTCTCGTTTTTTAATTCTTCGAACAGCTTCTCATCTTTTTTGGAGATAATCTCTAAAAAATCGCCGCCTTCGAGCATATCCTCGACAAAATAAGCAACAACTTCTTCTTGCGCTTGTTTTACGGCAAAATTCATATCCTTTAATCCCTCAAAATAATCCAGGAACGATTTCAAAACATGATCCGAAAAACCTTTTTTCTCGAGAATTTCACCTACTTTTTTATTCTTATAGGTAACATCAATCTTTTTGCCTTCCCCATCGACTTCAAAATCAACGAATTTATTAACCATTTTCTTTAATTTTTCAAACAATTCCGGATTTTTGCTAGCGATATGATGGACTAATTCGTGCTTTATAATTACCGATTCGATTTCTTCATCTGTCATATCAACATTCGGATTTTGATTTATATAAATAATTCCGTTATCTGCCGAATAAAATCCGGAAATCCCCAGATCGTTCTTCCCTCTCGGCGCTTCGTCAATAATAGCGATTGGTATGTTGCGTTTTTGAGCGATATCAAGTATCTTTTTGCCCCGTTCATTAAGATTAGCCATTTTGACAACCTCGGTTGTGCCATCATCGCTAATATCAACACCCCAAACGGCGTCATTGATTGCATAATCGGCTCTGTTTACGACATTATCTCCAACCCGAACGGCAAAAATTTTATCGCCCATTTCCCGCGCTTTTTCTCTTATTTGGAATTTACCGTCAACTTCTTCAATAACATTTGCTAACCCAATCTGACGGATATACCGGCTCTTTTCTTCCGGAGTTAAGACGCCTACATACTGCGAGACTTCCTTTTTTTTGACGTCTCCTACATCGGCTGGCCCGATAACATCCCCGGAAGGCGCCACGATTTTTGTGGTTGTTTTCAGACCTTTAGCATCCGGACGATTTATATACGCAACAAAGTTTTCAAGGTCTTTTTGAAAACGGCTATAAACTTTATTGGAATTTTCAGAAGTCACTTGTTTACTTATATCGGTAAGAACGCGTCGGGATTTACCGATAGCGGTTGTGTCAATATACATATCATGCCCAATTCCAAGACCCATCGAAGTAATAGAGCCGCTTAAAAACGAAAACATTATTCTGTTTGCGAATTCCCGGAAGCTTTCGGCGGAATCAACTTGTCTTTCACCGCTCCCGTAATAAGAAAGACCTGTTCCGGCAACCTCCGAGCCAATTTCCTCAAGACCTTCTTCGACAGCCTGCTGGACAATATTTCCCCATTTCTCTCCTAGGACTTTTTCGAACAGACTTCTTTTTGCCGCTTTTTTTACGCCGCTCGTTGTCCGACCGCCAAAATTCTCGATCGCCGTTTCAAGAAAAGCTGTTCCTACCGCGTAAGTATAGGCATCTTGCATAGTAGCACCGTTTTTCAAAGCTTCCTCAAAACTGTCCGCAAAAATGGACGCGGCAAAGTAAGCCGAACTCAACGTTTGAGGATTAACTCCGGCTTTTGCACCGATCTTAGCAACCGCCCAAGAAGCAAGAATGCGCCCCGCACTTTCAGCAGCCCCCATAAGGAAGTTATAAAATTCGCTATCTTTGTAATATCTATCGGCATACTTTTTAGTGCCCAAAGTAAGAGTATTTGCAATCGGTTCCACGAAATTACGCGAGACCCAATTCTGAAATTCGCCGGTTTGAACAATAGCATTTCTTATGTCTTCGTAATAGCGATCTTCGATAATTTGTTCCGGAGTTCTCCCCTCAGCAAAATCAAGATATTTCCTATACTCTTCCCATTGGCTCGACATTAAATCTTCAACAGGTTGATATGGCTTAAATATGCTGATTTTATCCGGAGAAGCAAGCAATTGGGAACGAGAAAGGTTATACTGCCGAGCCATCTTCGGAATTAATCCCTGTTCCCCGTAAGCCCATTTAGGATCAATGCCGATAACCCGTCCAAGATTAGCCCCTGTAGAAACAAGCGAAGTGCTAATTGCTTCATGGAGTGAAAGCCCTAAATTACCAAAAAAATATTTGGTATCCGTCCGCCAATCCGTTCCGTCCGATGAATCGAAGATATGCATTGCATCGTTAATCGCATTTTCGATGACATAAGCAAAAGAAGCTCCGAAATCGACTAAACTATCCAAACCACTTTTAATTAGACTATAAAGAGTAGCAGGCGCAATAGCCATCGCTCCCCAAAAACTATCAACCTCAGGCGGTTCGTAGGCGGCAAGAAGTTTGTCGACATTGTTCCTATAAGCCTCGACTTTTTCCCTTATTGCTTGAACGGCATCGCTCTGAATTTTAAGAAGTGCTTCTTCTGGTTTTAAGCCGACATACTTAATATTCATACCCTACTCCTCTTTGCGTTTCATTTTATAAATTTTGCCCTCTTTACCGCGCAACATATACATATCACCGTTATACATCACGAAAGTAGTATCTTTAGAATATCCATGTGTTTCCTTGAATAACTTCGCTATCTCTGCTTGATCCGGTGTAGCCCAATCAATTACAACTTCTTCAATAACTTCCTGAGAATCTTGGAACTCAGCAGCACCAAATGGTGAGCGGACGCGCTCGAAATTCTTATTTACAGAAAAATACGAACTTTTTTCAGCAACCCAAGTAATACCGTTAAACGTTACACTATTCTTGCTTGCTTTAAAATCGGTAAGTTCAATGTTTTTCCTTTCTTCTGGAATTCGCCATAATTTCATCTCGTCTGGACTAGAAGCTATGGGCTTTTCGGTAACAAGCCTATGCCATCTACCGTTATTAAAGATATATTCCACTAATTCCGTGGAATTGGTCTCGTTATTGTAGCCACGGGCAAGGACAATGTCCCCCTGCACCGGAACGGCATGATTGACTAAACCCTTTTGATAATTTTTGTCAAAAATCTCATACAATTCTTCGCCGGTTATATCAAATTTCGGGTCGTTATCCGCATCTTCAACAACCGAAAATTTTTTATTCCCAGCCGGATCAATAAATCCGATAGAATTTTTATCGACATTTTCTCCGGTCATAAGTTTGAAATCGTAATCATCCCCGACATAATGTTCACTACCCGGATTCATAATATCATGGAATTCCAAATCGGATTGACCAAGCAAACCTTGACTATACAGTGTTTCGTAAATCGCCCGATAATTATGTTCCCCAATCAAATTCCTATGTTTTTGCAAATATTCAACCGGATCATATCCTTCTGTTTCACCAACAATTATATTATGCATTACTTGCTGAGTTTTCTCGCTCAATTTTGCGACCTCAATTCCGTAATTCGTCAAAAGCAAATTGCGCATCGTTTCTTCCCGAGCCTTGTTATACTCTTGCGTAAGATTGAGCCGTAATGCATCATAACTTTGGCGAATATTTCCGAGGTTTTGCTGATACTGCCCATAAATATCAAGCAAACTGTCCGAAACATCTCCAAGCCCAACATTAGACGCATATTCCCCGAGATATTTTTTGCTCATTTCCCGGATAAAATAAGCATCCTGTAAACTCTGCTGTTCTTGCTGCGAAAGAGCCGACATACTTTTTTGATAATCTTCGAAAATATTTTGCAAACCGCTTTCGTAAAGGTATTTTGTTATCTCGAGTTCGCCATAAGGAGTTTTCGCTAATTCATGTAGATTCGGCTCAAGTTCATTATTCATTTTTTTAATCGCTTTGGAAAACAAATCCGCCATTTTTGTCCTCCTCAATCGCCTGTGTGAGAAGATTATCTTTTTTTTGCGTATAATAATCCGATTCGTCTGTTTTAGAAGGCGATATAATAAATTGTTCTTTTATATTATAAAATTCATTAAGATAATCGCCTTTAGAAATAAAACGATATCTCAAAGTTTCATTAACATAAACTATTGCCGAAACAACGGCACCAGCCCAACCACTAGCTACCATGCTTCCTAACAACAAAGCAAGCTGGATATTGCCAAATTTAAAACCAAATCCGATCACAACCCCGGTAGTTCCAATTGAAAAAAGACGCGAAAAAATATTTTTTATAACAAATCTCTTAAAATGTTTTTCTTCAGACATTGGAAGCATTTCAACTTTAAGCCCAGTTTTTTTATACTCCTGCAGGAGATCGGAAGGAGACATTTCCTCAACCCGGATTTTTCGAATTTTCTTCAACCTTCTTTTTTGCCATTTTTCAAGTTTTTCAGGATTGAATTCTTCGGAATTATAATAGTTATAATCTATATCGGCGCTTAAAATAATATCTCGTTTTTTTAATTCATATGCCTGCTTTTTTTTATATTCGCAAAAATCAGGAAGATATTGCGTATAAGGCGCAATTTTTTCTTTATTTTTTTTATAGTATCCTAAACTTAACACAAAATCTTTGCGTTTTTTTTCTTTGCTTTTCGTAGACAGATAACTAATAACCGCAACCATAATTGTTAATACAAAAGTAACTGCCATCAATACATAATACCGCGTCTCTCGAAAAACATAATCAATTCCGCTATCATAAGCCCAATACCACTTTAAGATGTTGCCTTCTTCGTCCGTTTTTTCAATAACGAAATAATATTCCCGATCTTTGTATTTAATAATATCGGTTTTTTCCTGGGGATATAAAACCCCTTCTTCATCGCCGACTTGCTCGCGCCAAATATTGAGAAGTTTACCGCTTGTGCTGTTTGAGGCTTTAACCATCGTTGTTTCCTCAATACCGGCAATAAATATAATGATAACAAGACCGATTATAAGCGCAAAAAACCCGATATAACTTATCAACCATTCCTTGCCTCTGCCAACTAAAGTATGGGCAGCATCATAGGCGCTGTCAATAAACCGTTCTTTCTCGGTTTGCTCTTTCTCAAACGCTTCCATCTAACTCTTCCCTCGCTTCCTTTCGAGCGATCAAACGGTATCGCTCTTTTTCTTTTTCGAGTTCGATTTCTCGTTGTTCACTTGCTTTTACTTTAGCCGAATTTGATAACGGCGAAAAAACAAAATCATCCGCTATTGCCCCTGTAAAAGCCCCGACCAAAAACGACAAAGCAATTTCAATAATGCTATAAATAAAGTAGCATATTAGAATAGTCAAAAGTAAACCTAAACTAATTTTGTCTTTGAAATAAGAGCGGTTTTTTTTCAAAACCAAAATCACACAGATTATTAATCCGACCAACATCGGAAAAGCAACGGCAAAATTAAGTTTAAGGCTCTTTTCTTCAACTATAATAAAATTTTGCAACATTTTTTTAAAATCGTCCCAATCTTTGAAATATTCATAGACAAAGAAGCCTCCAAAAGAATTAATGAAAATGCTCGTAGTGCCTAGCCCTTTATAAACTTTGCTACGAAGTTTATAATTCTTCTTTTTTCTTCTTTTCATAACCGAATTTCCCCAATAATTCGTCTAAATTCTTCCCCCCGGCAACGATGGCAAAATTCCTCAAGGCTTTTTCGAGCAATTTAGAATCACCGTTTGTAAGCAACTCCGGATATTTCTCGAGCTCTTCCTTTGCCATGTTAAATTTGCTTGAGACGACTTTTGCAATTCCTTCCTTAATCTTCTTAGGATTCTGCGCGATCTGTTCGATTAAAGTGTCAAACAAAATCTTATTTTCCATAACAAGAAGATTAATCTGATCTTTATAGGCTTTGATTTCTGTTTCAAAACCGGTCATTTTTTCTTGCACTATTCCAATAAGCCCTTTTACCTCGGTTTCAAAATTAATCGCCGTATTTTTAAGTGTAGACAAAAACTCGTTCGTTGCTCCGGCAACATGATCGTAGACTTTTTCGGCGTTTTCCTCAAAAGTTTTTTTCAAAGTGTCTTTAGTCAACGCTATTTCGTTTGGGAACAGGGCGGTAGTCTTTTTGATCGATTTCAAAGACGAAAGCACAAGTGAAACCACAAAAACCAGCTGAGGGATTGCCGATAGAAATTGTAAAATCAGATCTTTAATAAGTTCTTGATTGATATTCATCAAGTTTCCCTCCTTTTTCAAATTTCTCTATTGCTTCTTGCAAAGTTTCAGCTTCTATAATATGTTCTTCTAAATCATCCCTATCTTGCTTACATGCAGCAGCTATTCTCCATTCGTTTTCTTTTGTATAAATATAAAATTTCATAAATCACCTCTATAATGGGAAGGAATAATTTGATATATATGATGCGGTTGGACTTGTTTCTCCATTTATAACCAAATAGGCTCTCAAATTAACACTACCGCTTTCGCCGCGCCTTAATGTTAATACTGATAAGGAGTATCTACCGTTTGCAGAAATACTTGTGCTTGAATAACTTGAACCGCCATTGACACTATAATACAAAGTTCCACTGTCAGAGTTGGGATTATCAAAATGTGCAGTATATATTCGCTGTGCGTTAAGTCCCGACCCTGTTTCTTCAAAAGTAACCCATATTTCTGGCTGTTCTAAACCAGTATCTTGTATTGACATTATCCCAAGAATCATGATGTCGACAACGCTCCTATCAACAGCCATTCTGTCTGTGAGATTTTAATAAGGGAAGCCGCCATATAACGTTCTTTGATGTAATAAGGTGCTGATTTCGCTACAATGCTACCAGAATAAGGATAGAATTTGACTCTGCCAAAACCACGCCGATAAAAATCAATTCTTGTTCCGATAGGATGATTTGTGTAACTATAAGTGTTTATTTGGATATCTGAAGAGTTATTGCAAATAATCAAGTCGTTGTGTTTGTAATTGTCGTCGATTGTAATACTAGAAGTGATTGTAACGACCCTATGAAGCGAACTTTTGCTGTCAACATAACCTTTGGTTGCAACGGTATTGTCCGGGTCGGAATCTGATGTTGGAGAACTGTATATTTTACCATCTACTGTCACATCTCCGCCTATCTCTGCTCCACTGCTAACAAATATATCGCCATTAAGTTCAAGGCGCCCCTGATTTAACCCTGTTGCAGTAAGCGTCATCACAGTATTATCATACGGGTCATCACCGTGCCATGCAGGAGTGAATTTGAGTTGACCAACCTCTGCACCAGAGGCTATATTTGTAAGACACGCCCCGAACAGACCTACGAATTTTTCCGCTCCGCTCGCATTTGGTGCTGAGAAGTAGAAACCTATTCCAACCCCTGCTTGAGGATTCGAAGTAACCCGCCTTAAACGAGCACCGCCATAGACACCAGAACCACTTGAACCCGTGTTCCTAGTAATATCCAATACAGGGAAATTTGTTGTATTTATAGAGAGACTTCCATTTAATGTTCCGCCGGTTACTGAGAGATAATCCGGATGGGTGTGGGATGTGGGAGGAAAGTTAGTAGGCTTGTTGGCGATCATCCCCCATTCGCTTCCCACCCTCACTTCCTCCCACGTGCTCCCGGTGGATCGGTATAACTTAGTGTTATAAGCCACATATATCACCACCTAGATTTGCAGCAATATCAATTTACCAGCAGGATGTTCTGACATATTAGTCGGTAAGCTTTGGACGATAGGAATGGATGCGAATTTGTCAATCATTTCTTTTGCTCTAGCCGGGGTTAGAACCTTGCTATTATTTGTGCCACCCTTAGCCTCGGAAGAAGAAGCCAGAGTGACCACCCCGGTGGTAGATTCGCTAGCTGTTGGAATTCCCACTTTACTGGCAGTCGTAATATGCCCCTGTTTATCAATTTGGATATTGCTGATGTGTTCAAGGGGGCCTAGAGACAAAGTCAAAGGCATGCCTGTTATGTCTGGGTGGACATAATAGTTGGCGTTACTATCTCCTGTAAAACCTAAATCGGCAAGTGTCAAATTTCTGGTTGCAAACCCGGTTACATGACCGAGACTGTTGACATTAACATCAGAAATCACTTTTGGCCCTGTTAAAGGGGCACCCAAGTCATTACCTGTATATGTCGGGTGCTGATACGCCCTTGCGTTGATTGCAGCAACGGTTGCTTTAGGAGTCATTGCTAATGTAGTAGCTGTTCCATTAACACCATCTTGTTCGGTTGCTAATTTGACAACACCTTTAGATGTTGTTGACGCATCTTGATAAGTATTGTTAATTACTCCCCAAGTATATCCATCGCCCGACATACAAATTAACCAATCACCCGACTCGATTGTAGTTGAGTCTGTGTCTTGTTCTTCTTTATGTAAAACATATGGTGATGAAACATCTAGAGTAATTTTCTTAGATGCAATAAAATAACAACCTATTAATGACCCCCCATAAGTTATAACATACCTTTCAATCATAGCTTTTGCTGCTGATAATTTATTGTTATCCGACTCTATAACACCATCGCCGCCACAAGTTTCACAATTTTCAAGTGTCTCAATTGTTCCGTGACCTGAACATTCGGGACAAGTAAAGCCACCAACTTGCCCTGTTCCATTACAAGTAGGGCAAGTTGTACTACTAGAAGAAATTTGACCAGTTCCGTTACAATCACTACATTTAGCAGAACCATCCCAAGTACTAACAAACCTCATACTCCCGAACACAAAACTAGGCAACAAAGAAGCTTTAATCTTGTTGTTCACATCTAATAGGCCTTCAACAAGACCGACGGAAGTTTTTATAAAAATCCTATCTTCATAGTTTGATCCGTTGCTTCGCCTTAATTCAACATTGTAGACTGCCATTACTTGCTCACCTCATTCACAAAATATTCGTTAAGTTCAATAGCATTATCAAGATTGCCTTGTAATGCTTTAAGCAAGTTTCCGTGCAAAATGATTAACTTATTGAGTTCTTTTTCTCTACGGGTTAATGTATTTTTCAGAAACTCATTTTCTTTCTTCAGGTTCTCGGCATTGAGCATTTGAACTTGTTTTTCACGTTCTTTTTGGAGTTGCTCCTTTAATTCAGCAATCTCTCTTTCTTTCATAGCCCGGATTTGTTCAATTCGTTTCTCTTGTGTTTCCCGAAGCTGTGCGATCTCCTTGTCTTTTGCTTCAACAGCTTCACCCAAAAACCTATTCTCTTCTAATGTCCTTTTGTACGCTTCTTCAAGTTCCGCTTTTGTCATTCCCATTTTATAACTCCTTTCTATAAGATTTTTAGCCATAGTTTATCTTTGGTTTTATCCTCCGGCTCGGTTCGGGAGATTTCAATCTCCTTAAATTCTTCCAAAGCCGCGATTTTCGTTAATATTTCTGCTATCTGCTCTTCGTCAAGTAGTTCAGAAATATTCGAGACTTGCGTCCGTATGGCATCAATTTCCGTAAATACCGCGGCAAAAGCATCTTTCGTCGCAATCATTTTCGATTTTAATTCACTGTATAAACTCCCATCTAAATCAAATAATGCTCTTGTTAAAAACTTCTGAATCTGTTTCCCAGACCATCCTTGAGCTGTCGGATTTGTCGGCATTTGATTCGGGAGTTTACGCTTGATTTTTTGCTCTTGTTCGGGCGAAATCAAAAGCGTTTCTAAATCTGGTCTCATCTTCTTAAACCCCCTATCCTATTGTCTTAAGCCGGCGATTCAGTTTATAGATAATCTCAAGAGCATTAAGATGAATTCTTCCCTCTCCTTTTACCATAAACTGAATATACAGGAAATTATTTTCTTTCATCCGAATAGACATGCCGAATTCCGAAAAAGTGCTGAAAGTAAACATATTAAAGTCAAGTTCTCCAAAATCAAAATTATTCGGTAAAGGGATGACTTCGTCTAGCGCTTTAAGTCTTCTCATAGTTCTACAACCCAAATACAAGTTATTTTCTTTTGTCTGTTTAGTGGCATAAATATTTGCCATGAACATTGTTTTTTCCCACAAGTTATTATTGAAATCAGTAATGCAACTTACCCAAACAAATTGAATAGGCTTTTCCGCAATAATCATAAAATCTTGCATTCCAGAATTACCGAAGAAATAATGTGTTGCCTCATCAGTAATCGGCGACAGGCGTTCCGCATATTTTTCATCTGTTTCGCCTTTTTCTTTTTTAACTGTTATAAATTCGCTTATATAATGAGGCTCAAGAATGCAAACCCGGAAATAATCTTCGTCTATTTTATAATCGCAAGCAGCCGATAAATACAAAGGTTTATTAGAAAAATCCTTGTATATATAATCGGTTTTGTATTCCGCCGCATCCGCTTTGCCTATAAGGGAAAAACTCCAACGATCGCTTGCTTCAAAACCAGCTACAACAAACGGAACGGGTTCGCCGTTTTTAGACTGAAAATATATTGTATCTCCGTCGTTAAGATCGGCGAAAGCAATCGGATTATTGATATAAACGACTCCGTCCTCGATTACAAAATCGGTGCCTTCTTTAGCAAAACTTCCGTAAATCTCCGAAAATATAAACCGGATAATTTTATTTTTTTCAATAAATTCATCTGTTTCTTGCGTAGCAAGGAAAGCAAAATCGCCAAACAAGGAAACAGACTGAAAGAGTTTCAACGCCAAATCATCATTGCTATCTTCCTCGAAATGATAGAAAATTTTCCCGTTATCGTCAAGCATAAAGAAATCATCGGATAAAAACTTTGCATAACGCGTCTCAAACGGCAACTCCCATTCTACCATTTCATAAGTCTTGAATTCATACGGATCGTGTTCATCTACAAAAACATATTTAACATCTGCAACAAATACAGTCTTGCCAATAAAAATATACAACTGCTGATTATTCTCTGCTATATAAATTTTGTGTTTGTCATACTTCTTGATTTTTTCGGATAAATCTTTATCTATCAGCAAACTTCGCGGTTTAATAAGCCGCTCGTTTACAAGGATATTACCAGAAATCTCTATTCCGTATAATCCGTCTTTGGCGAGCATAAGAATATCGTTAAAAAACCGGACAATGCAACGATGATTTAAGGGCGTTTTGCCAACACTTGTCTTATATTCTTTATAACCGACAACGCCATTTTCATCGAGAATTCTCTCCCGGACAAATAACTTCTGATCATTCGGGTAATCTTCTTTAGTTATATATAAATGCGTATCGGTAGCAACAACATAGCCGTTTATTGCCCCCGGGCCACCAACAACCCTGCGATTCCTCGAGGGGAAATATGATAATTCATAACTTTGATTACCAACCCTATCCGAAAGCAAATCATTTGATACATTATACCGGTCAATATTTGGATATTCTGGATGGCCGGCTAAAAACAAACGATTTTCACTCCCAAACGTTATTCCAAATCGGCATTTAGAAACAAGTTCATATTCCGGATTTTTATCGAAAGTGACCTTTACCTCAATACTCGGCTCATTGTTATAATCGAAATAATAATCTTTTATCCGGAGTTCGAAAACATGATCTACCTCATTAAAACGAAATTCATACATTCCCGGTTCGATTGCTTCTACTTGAAAAGAAATCAAACAAGAAGCGGAATACCGGTTTTGATATTTTTCTACCCAAGCCTTTTCATAAGAGACCGGTATTACGGCACTCACTCCACGAGGGAAAGTTCCGCCTTGATCGTCCAGATTGCGCTCAAAAACTCTGATTTTAAATAAAGCCTCTCCGGAATCCTGGAATTCATCTTTGTTAGACAAGAAATACCATTCAATTGCTTCTTCAATATCTCGCGTGGTACCCTTATGCCCATCCCCATGGAAATCAATATCACTTGTCTCAATAGGCGAAGACAACTCAATAACCGTAGTATAAACGTCTGGATCAGGCGGATAATCCGGGTAAGTGTCTGTATCGAACGGCTCAACTACTACTTCTTCCGAAACGTAATCGCCTAAATGATCGTTGATAGACATCCAATCTATCTCAATCTTATTCGGATGAGGGATCTCATATTCTTCATAAAATCTAGCATTTACCCGAATCCGTTGCCCCGGAGTAAAATCTTCTTTATTCTGCCAAAGATATTGCATAGCACTTGATTGAAAATCAAGCTGCGAGAAAAACGACACTTTGAAAGGCGAACCGGGCAAAACTACTATATCATCATAAGTTCCTAAAACTGCCGGATACTCCGGATAATCTTCCTTTGAAAGATCCGTTACTTTCATCGAGCTGGTATATACATCCGGGTCTTCTAAAAAACCGGAATATTTTTGCAATAAAACATAAATCAAAAAATCGCTTTGTTTCATCGAAGATTCGATGATATAATTATTATTTGCATCCCGGTAAACAGCTTTATATCTTACCGGCAATTTGAAAACAACTATCTTATTACTATCAAATTTCTGTCCCTCGCTTCGGATAATATTTATCAGAAGTTCAAACACATTCATATTAAGATTTTTTTCTTTAAAATTAAAGAATGTGTTTTTATCCAACCCCAGAATTTCAGAAATCGGCGTTATATCCGTCCCATCCTTGCGATATTCAAAATCATTTGCCGGAGTAAAAACATTCTGAATCTCAAAAGGAGTATTGTTATAAAGGGTAGCAGGCGGATCAAATTCCTCAAAATCCTCTTCAAAATCCTCTCCTTGCCGCCCTAAAAATACCGGAACAACCGTAAAATCCGAAAATTTATTCTTGTATATCGTTACCTCTTCGTCATATTCACCGTGTTTTTCCGGATCATAATGCGTAGGTAACCTATATAAAATCCTTCCGCCATCGTCGAAATCTTTTGTCGAAGCAAACAACCGATATTTCGTAACTTTTGAAAGCAGATTGACATCTTCGAAACGATTTTCCCCTATAAAAATTGTCGGTTCGTAGGGAATAGGCAGATTCTCATACTCGGTATAAAAAGGTTCCTGTTCAGCAGAATATGGATTGGAAGGTTTATTACGAAGTTCATAAAGAACATATTTGCCGTCAGATAATACCGAAAATATAAATATGTTTCCATCCAATCCGAAAATAAATAACACTTCTTTTTCTTCTTGAAAAACCGGAGTAAATCCAGAAAAATTAAATGTAGGAAATTTCGGATGAATTAACTTTGAGTTTTCCATTGTTTCATTGAAATACTCTTGTTTTTCCGCATTTTCAATATAAATATGTTTTTTTGTTACATAAACATAAATGCCGCGGAAATCATACCAATCAATGATGAAATCATCTTCATCAAGGCTAAAGATTGGCGCACGCTTAAATTTAACAGCGGGGCGAGTTTTAAGGGTGCCACCATCTATCTGAAAATTTATTCCATTCGTTGCTCTCGAAGGGTGAACCATAAGCGGTTTATGTTCTCGATCTAGTCCACGGAAATTAGAAAAAGAAAACACGCGTCTTTCTTTCATAGCATCACCTAAAAACTTTTGACCTTTTTACTTTGGTCTGAACACGGCTATAATGTTTCGGCAACGAAATCAAGTAACGAATATACTCATCACGAGCTTGTCTGGCAAATACCGGCTCATCTTCTTCATAAACCTCGCCTTTCACAAAATAGGGCAACATTCTTTGCACTCCTTCCGGAATGTAAATTGAATCAAGATCGAATTCCATCTCGTTTGCATCAGGAGGTATATTGAGTTTTTTCATCTTATACCAGATGCGGAAAACTACTCTATCTTCAAACCTAGTAAAATCGTTGTCATAAAACCATATTTCTTTCGCAAGCGGATTATAAACAAAACTAACAGTATCAATAATCGGATATAAAACAAGTTCGCCGTTTCTTTCGATATAATTAAAAACTTCTATTTTAAGCGGTTCTCCGAAATCAATTTTATTTGCCACCGAAATTTTATTGATATACTTAATGCCCCTGTCTACATTTTCGGTCATAAGCTGAAATTCAGCTGTCAAAATCGGAACACCGACATAAACATAATATAAATCAATACCCCGTCTTATGCTATCTTCCATTCGGACAAGTTTTTCTCGGGTATTGGAATTGTCATAAACACTGCCTTCGGCAAATTCGTCCTCCGAAAATTCGAGTTCACTGTCCGCAAACATCAGTTTCAGACTCTGTGCCTTGATCTCCCATAATTTCATCTAAATCATCCACCTCATTTAAAATAAATCCGCTTGTAGAAACCAATTGTCTCTTTTGTTTAATCTGTTTCCCTCTTTTGCGCCGGCGGAATTCTTTTTTAGAAATAGGTGTTATATCGACAACCGGCTGATCTTCTTCTTTAGTATATTGCGGATAAAGATAGCGCACGTTGGAAGCGATAAGTTCTGTCGGGCCACCTCGAAAATAAGTAATCAAACTTTTTTTTCCCTCGCGCAACAAAGCCAACGATTTTATTTCAACCTCATACAATTTACTCATTCTACCTCTCCTTTAAAACATAAGGCGCCGCAGAGCGACGCCTTTTTTTCTTTTACCCCATTCTTGCAATCAAGGCAAACTCCAGACCTTTATCCGCTATAATTTGTATCCCCTGTTCTTCAGGGTAAACAGTATTATCGATATACAAGCCGAAGTTATACAAATCAATCTCATAGAGTTTTACGCCTTGTGTAAATTGCGAATCGGCCGGCCAACTAACAACGACCGGATCAGCTTGATGCAAATGAGAATTAGAGATCCGAAATTCTTGCGCAGGTGTTCCAGTCCCGGCAACCCCAGTTCTCTTGACAAGCAAAATCAATTTTTCCGTAGGCGGGAGCTGGAAACCCAATTTGCCTTCTGTATTCGACACATCAGATCCGCCTAATTCACGGGAAACTTCCGTAGTAGCATGACGGAAATACCCTCTTTCACGCAACTGCTGATAATTCGCAATGTCAACAAACGGATAACGTCTCGGGATTCTCAATACATCTCCCGATTCTTGAATCTTGGTGAAAACAATCTCATCAGTAACTCCGTCAATGCCGGGCTGATGAATATTCAATTTAATATTGATAAAAGACATTTATCTCTCTCCTCTCTCTATAACACCGGCGGATTAAAGCCTTTGGTATACCGGATTTTTACTTTATACAAACGACCGGGATAAAGGTTGAAAAAATCATAGTATTCAAGAGACTGATAACCTTTGCCCCCCATCAAGACTTCGGACGGGGAAATATCATACTGAACAGTGTTCTTATAAGGAACAACATATTGAATCCCATCTCTGGTTTTCCAAATCGCCCACTCCGCCTCAACAAGTTTGGTATTAGGATCACGAGTAGTAATTTCAGCAATCTCATGCTTGCGGACATCAATTCCGTTAGCATAAGCGACAAAACCTTTTCTAAAAGCCTCATTAGCATCAAGATTGCTACCAAGAACAATCTTCGCGTCGCGCAAAATACCTTCCAATCTTTCCGAAGCAAATAATTTGAAATCGGATACCGTCATATTTTTAGAGGTAACATGCGCCTTCAAAATGTCAAACGCTTTAACAACATTATCCGGTCTCAATTCTCCATCAGGATTAGTCTCCTCATCGGTCAGAAGCGTAATCAAATCAATCTCCTGCCTCTTCGGAAGTTTAGCACAAAATATAGCCAGTTCGATGTCGGCCGCCAGAGCCCATTTCTTTGCTAATCTCGTGCGAATTTCGCCCGTGTTTGCAGTCAACTTGTTAATCAACTTGCCGATATTCGTTTCGCCCCAGTGCGAATAACGACCCTTATCAATCGTTACACGTTTCGTGGAAGTCCGAACGAATTCAATCGGCGCCGGTTTCAATTCGTGTTCTTTAATTGTCGTCTGGTGAATCGATAAGTCATGGTAAACTGGGATGTCAATTTCCCTGTTCGCAATATCAAATTCACCCTCAAAAGAATTATCGCAAGACTGAACAAGGATGGTTTCAGCCAACCATTCTTTGTATATCTTCTGCGATAACATTGGTAATCTAACATTTGCAGTATTAGGCATAGCACTCACCCTTTCGTAAAAAATTAATTCTTATCTTTTCTTTTCGTAGAATGCAAGACTCTTCTCTAACTTATCGGCTATGCGGTCATACTCGGAAGCAGACATAAACGGAATCTTTTCTTCAAGCCGCGCTAATTCTTCTGGGCTGTAAATATCGGCCGGCCGGCCACCACCGCCGCTACCGCCGGCAATGTATGTCCCGCCGCTTGCCCGGCTTTTCAGCAGATAATCTTGCATAACTTCTTCCTCCGATTTCGCGCTTAAAGAGCCGCGAAGCTTGATGTAATCCTCATAAAGTTCCGTGAAATTCTTTTTCCCGAGCAATTTTCCGTCAATAAATTTTTTAAAGTTTTCATCTTTATCCAAAGCCGCAATATCCAAGTTAGGATATTTCTTCTTGCATTCCTCGATCTGCCTGCCAATCTCGTTGATTTTTGCTTCGTCTTTCTTTTGTTTGGCTTCTCTTTCGCGCCGTTTCCTTGCTTCTTCGGCATTTTTATTCTTTCGACGCTGTTCTTCTTCCTTCCTCCGCTTTTCCTCTTCGGATTCGCCGGCAGATTCCTTTTCGTCTTTGCTTTCCTCGGCTTTCTCTTCCTCTTCTTCGAGGCTTTCATCCTCATTGTCATCCTCGTCGAAGTCATCTTCCAAGTCCAGCAAATCTTTAAACAGTTCTTTGTCGTTCATTAATTTTTACACTCCTTTCTCTTAACGCCGAGACGCGACACTGGCTTAACGCTGCCAGCAACACGACTTTCTGTATTAATTATATTATTTTTTTAAAAAATTGTCAAATTTTTCTAACATTTTTTTTATATTTTCCGATTATTATTTTTGCTAAAAATTTGCAAAATTCTTTGACTTTCTGCAGCCATTTGTTTTATTTGCTCGGATAATTCTTGCTTTTCTTGCACCGCTTTTGCGGAAACATCCGCCAACATTCGTTTCAAATTATCGTTCTCCCGAATAAGCAAATCAATATTAGCCCGATCCTTCTTCACATCTTCATAAGCCTTCGTCATTTGCTCGATGACAAGTTTTAATTGTTCGTTCTGAAATTCAAGATTTCTAATCTTCTGTTTTACAGCATCATATTCTTGAACCTTCCGAAGAATCTCTTGCCTATTAGAAATCATCCCGTCCGGCAACATTTTAAGGTAAGCCTCAAACGGCACTTGCCCCGATTGAACCGCCAGACCGATAACCTCAATATTCGCATATTCACTAAACGACGGGGCCGGGCCAACCCGAATATCAATAATCACATCGTCATCAATATAATCCGGCCCGTTAAACGAGTTCTCGTTCATATAAGGGCGCGAATTGTCCTCTTCATAACCATGCTCGGTTATAATGAAATTCTCATGCTCATAATAAAACATCGCGAACAGAAACATTATATACGCTTGATCGCGTTTATATTCGTTGAAAAGTATCGCGTTTATCGAAGAATTCTCTTTCGCCCGTTGTATCAAAAGTTCCGTTTGCTTGCCGCTTTGTCCGGCATAATCGCTCATGCCTATCTGCACGTTTGAAGCACCGGCAACAGACCGAATCGCCTCAACCAAGGCTTGCGAATACCTAACCGAATCTGCAGGAACCTGAGCCGACGGAAATCTCGTAAATACATCTTGTATTCTTTCCCCCGGCGCAAGCCCTTCTGCTTCAAGTATCTGGCCATTATCCGTTGTAATCTCCTGCGACCCAAATAAACCTTTCTTGAAAACAAATCCGCCAAGAACATTATCCTGCAATGCCTTGTCATAAACCGCAAAATGATTATTAATCGACTTTTGCGCCTCAACATATTCAAGGGCTATCGGATATCCGTAAAAACAATTATCTCTTTCGTTAAGACATAGCCGAACGAACGGATAAAGATTCCACACCCGTTTATTGCGCTTATCTTTAGTCTTTTTCTCATGAAGTTCCATCGTTTCCGGAGTAGGCTCAACATTCTTCGGCCAATAATACGGATTCATTGCCTCGCCTTCTACAAGCACGGCCGTTTGCGTAGCAACCGTGTAAAGCACTTCCCCATCTTCATTCCGATAAAACTTGACATAAACATTGACAAGTTCATCGTCATAATAATCCGCCCCGACCGTCTTTTCCGTGTCTTTCGTATAAAGTTTGCCGTCCGGAACAACATGCCGACATTTTTCTTCGCCGTATTTTTTCTTAAGCGCCCCGATTTTTACTTCGGTATTGTAAATTACCCACTCTTGATCTTGTAGGTCTTGATTATACGGATCGGCTACAACAAAACGCCGTATATCTATAACCGCCGCTCGAAGACATCCCTTTTTATTGCTTAAATAATTCCTTCTATCCAAATCCCAATAGAACATCATAATAGCCGTTCCTTTAGTATAATCATCTGCAAGCATCTTTAAATCTAGCCGGCGTAAATTCATGCTCTGGGAAAGATATTTCAAAAAGTCCTGTATCTTCCGAATATCTTTATAATTCGTCGAATTCACCAAATAGCCGTATTCATTCTGCAAAATATGGCTCTTGTTGGTTTTCCCTATAAGTTTTATAACATTCAGAGTTATCTTCGAATAATCATCAAGTTCCTCATCCATTACCCATTGAAAGCCGTTCTCGAAAAGCGTTGCCCGGGCGACTTCTTGAAACAAATTGATACTATGCTTAAATGCCGTCCCCGTCGTAAACTGCCTATAAACCTCAGTTTCTTCCGATACCTTTCTTTCTTGCTCTAATTCTGCCATTATTATTCATCCCTCTTTTTCGGCGGTTGATCCGGATACCCCCGTAACATCCGCTTTTTTCTCTCAATATCTTCCCTCATCGGTGTCGATTTTATATACCCTTTTACCGGCTCTAAAAACTGCTCGAGAGCCTCAACTCTCGCCCGTAATTTCCTGTTCTCCTCAACCAATATTCCGATCCTCGTCTCTATGTCCTCCGGAATACCGAATACCTTCATCAACCATTTACGCATGATTCTTATAAATCCCCTTTCTCAACTTTTTTTTCTTTGGTATGTATATCCCGTTTATCCAACCGCTTTTTTGCGCTTTCTCCTCCTTGAATATTATCGGCGTTTGCGGCGCTTGAAAACTGCACGATACATAATGCGCTATCGCCGCCGCTATTATTATATCGTCAAAATGTCCGCCCGCCGCCTCCATCTTGTTCTTCGCAATGTCCGTTATCAAAAAATATTCCGCTTGATACCAAAATTCCCTATCTTCAATAAGTTCCGGATGTTCCTTCAAAAGCGCCCTTAATGCCGAAATCATCGGGGCTTTCGTGCTCCCCGTTGTTTTCCAACCGTATTCCACGCCCCCCCCGACGCTGATTTTTTTCGTTTTCGCCAAGTTCTCCGTCATATATACGTTTTTATACCCGTCTCTTATCTTCTCCCCGTTTTCGTCAAACTTCGGCTTTAAAATATAATTGCATATCTCCTTCGAAAAGTTAGTCTCCGGCGCTATCATTGCATTATTGTAATATTCCGCTATCTCTATCGCTATATCCGCAAGCGCATCCTCCGGTATGTCCTTCTGCCCAAATCGCGCCGCATATTTCTTCGTCAAATTGTTAATCACCACAATCTGATTCCAATCCTTGCCTAATCCCGCTGTATCTATCCCGATTGTATACGGCACTTTCTTCTTGATTGTCTCAAGCACCAAATCCGTTTCCTCATACTCATACGCTTGTTTCTCGACCGACCATACCGCCTTCTTCGACCGTATTTCTTCTACCATCTCTTGCGGCTCTTCCCATATCAACAGTTTCTCCGGCGTTATATAACTCTTGATCTCTTTCTTTAACTTCGGCTCTTTGCTCGACTCATATCCCGCCTTGATTGTCTTAGCGTCAAATACCCCCGCCCCACTAGCGAGAAACGCCTCTTCCGGAGTCATCGGATATTCCTGCTGAAAATATAACTCGTTCCCATGGTAATCATCCGATATTTTCTTCCGCCGCCAAGCAATCTGCTCGTCCGTTAGATTGAACCTCTCCTTCAGCCTCGTCTCTTCTTCCGTCAGTTCAAAACCATACGGAACCTCCAATCGATATTCCTCATGATCTTGCCATCCAAAGAAAAACGGCGTATATCCACTCTCCCCTCGCACCGCCCTGTCCCATTCTTCCTTGAAATGATTATACCCGTTCGCCGTCGATTCGTTCACTATTATCGTCCCCGGCACATCAGGAACAGTAGGCGCTAATGAGCTGTTGATTAAATCAATATCCCCGTCCCAAAACGCACTCTCCGATTTGTGTAAATATCTCAAGGTCTGCCCCCGAAATACCCCCTCTCCCGCCGTCGCGAATTGTATCATCGAGTTTATTCCCGTCCCGTCTTTCTTGTCAAACTTGATCGCCTCGCTCGAAAATTGAATCGTCGACGGCCGTAATTCCCTCGGTAAAAAATTATAAAACATCTTCGTCTTGTCGAATATGCTCTGCGCCGAATCCAATCGATGCGCTACTATCCCATAATTGGTGTTCCGATTCATCGCCGCCCACCAAAAACCTAATCCCGTGAAAAATGTCGTCGCCCCTATTTGCCGCGCCTTTAATAAAATTATCCTTATCGGTATGTCGTTCGCTAAACAAAATTCTATATGCTCCATCAGACGCCTTTGTTCCCGGTTGAACTTGAACGGTATCGTCCGCCCCGCCTTGTCTACTATGTAAAGTAAATTCTCCATGAACCATCGCGGATTGAATATCGTCCTCTCATAATCAATCCCTTCAAACATCTTCTCCTTCGGCACTTAAACCCCCTCGATTCCTTATTACCTCATCAATGCTCTTTACACTTACCATCACATTGTCCTTCTTCTGATACTTCGGCGATACCCTCTCTAAATACCACTTCGCATCCCTCGTATCCCCTTCCTCTAATTTCTCTTCCATTACTTCTATAAACTTGCTCTCTATCCCCGCTACTACCTTCTCTTGCGCCCTCTCATATATCTCCTTTAAATAATTGTCCGACCCTATAACCTCTAGCAATTCCTTTACCGTTATCCCTATACGCTCCGCTATCTCCCGATCCGTTTGCCCCGCACTCTTCATTGCCTTCACTATCTTTAAATTCTGAACTACCTTCTCATATGCTTCTAAATTTGCCATTTTTTCTCACCTGCCTCTTAATCCTATTATACCTTATTCTTTTTGAAATTGCAAATTATTGCAAATTTTTGTTCGCTTTACCCCCCTTTCTTTTCTGTTAACGATGGAGGTGGACTATACCCCCCCCGGGCGCGCGGCAGCGGGCGACTTCCGTGGCGACCCCCCCCCGGTGCGCGCAGGAACGCGCAGGAACGCCCGGCGCGCGCAGGAACGCCCAGAACCGGAACCGGAACCGGAACCGGAACCGGAACCGGGACCACGCGAACTAGCGGAGCCGTGCTGCGCATAAAATACACAAAAAAACGGAAGGAAACGGTTTAATAGTAGTATAATACTAGTGAAAGGAGGCACAACATGATCAAACTTAAGAATGGCGAACAAGTCAGAACCTTTAATTCCCCTAATGAAGCCATTAGGGTGTTGACTGGCTACAGCGGCACTGGCAAAAACACCGCCGCTTGTTTAAGAGATCTGGCAGCAGCGGGATGGGAGGTGGTGGAACGCACCGAAAGCAGCCGCACCATGCGCTCAAAAGAAGAACGGCTGAAAGCCGACTTCCTGCGGCTGGTTGACTACTTCAAGCAGGTGGACAAAGACGCGCTGGAAGAGCTAGAAAAGGAAAAGAAACGACTTTTTGACAAAGCGGATCTGGACGAAACAGATCTGGCGGCGATCCGGTTTATCAACGCGGAAATCAAAAAACTCATGAATCCGACCATCACTAAGGAAACAATCCTTGCAGAAGTCAGCAAACTGTGCGACCTCTACCTAGACTAGTCTGCTGATTGCTAGAGCCCACAACCGCATGCGGTTGTGGGTTTTTTGGAGTCAGCAGACTTCGGAAAGGAGAATGGAAAAAGTGATTGTTGAAAAAGTGATTGTTAACTTGACACCTCATGAAATCCATCTATACCGCGGGGATGAGCTCGCCGAAAAGATAAAGTCTAGCGGTATTGCTCGGGTCGCTGTCCGTTCTGAAGTAATCGGGGAAATTGATGGTTTTCCCATCTCAAAGAACTTCTACGGTGAAATTACTGGACTTCCTGACCCACTGCCCGGGGTTTTCTATGTCGTAAGCGCTCTGGTGGCGCAGGCGGCGGCTGGGAAGCGATCTGACCTCTTGGTCGTAAACGACAGCGTTCGGGACAAAGATGGACGGATCATTGGATGTCGTGGTTTTGCCCAGATCTGACCAAAGACCCATCTCGGGTCTTTTTTTTACGTATACATGTTGATACAAAAGCGTCTTAAAAGTAGCCACAAAGCACGCAAAAGCCATTATTTTAAAAAGTTTTAAAAAGTTTTAAAAAATTTTGAAAAATCTTAAAAAAAGTCTTAAAAACGCCCAAATGTTGTAATATTTGATGTAATTTCCTATATATAGAATATTTTTTTTATCACATTTTATTTTTCCTAACACACACACCTCACCATATATATTTTATCTTCAAAAAAAAATTCATTCTATGGTTATTACACTAAATATTACAACATTTCGGAAGTTATAAGACAAAAAAGTAAATTTTGAGAAATTATTTTAAATCTTTTTGAATTTTTAAATTCTTTTTTCATCTTAATTTTTTGGCCATTAAAGTCTTAAAAACGCCAAGGTATTATTACGGTAAACAGGCCGTGCAACGATGCATACGAATATAAAAAAAGAAAAAAAACAAGCGAAAACGAACTCTATATAGTATAATCAAGGTGAAAAAAAATAGCGAAGCGCTAAAAGAAGGGAGAATAACTGATGGGAAAATCAAAATACTTTAATCAAGGCTATTTTTCTGTAGAAGTGAACGGTGTTCTTTACAGCAACCCATTTACGAATGTGAGAAGGAACATGGAGATTATAGGGAAGATTAGGGGTGCTGAAAGGCAAAACGCGGAAATCGACAGATTTCTGGCAGAAAAAGCGGAATGGGAAAGAGAAGGCAAAAGGGAATTAATCAATCATTACTAATTGCTAAAGTCTGCGAAGAATTTTCGCAGGCTTCATGGAGTTAGTAATGCTCCAGAAAGGAGAATTAAAAAATGATGATCGAAAAAATTACAAACCTTGACTGCTTCTGCGATTTCGCGCACGGAGCAGTCATAAAGACGGGAAGTGGTCGTTCTCTCGGAGCGACCTGCGATCCCAAAGAGGCTGAAGAAATCATCAGAAGATATTTTCAGACTGAATTTTTCCCGGAAGAAGTGCATGTGTTTTTCGGCGGGGAAATTGGACAGAGCGGAACATGGGGCTACACATTTAGACTAGCAAAATGAAATTCAGAAGGAGGAATAGGAATGGTAATCTATTTATATTGGGCTGTCAAAAAAGGGCATCCTTTATGGGATGAGGAGTTGGTTGCTGAATCTGATGAAAAACTCAACATTGAAGTATTAAAAAAGTTACTAGATGAAAAAGGCTACCATAGATTAAGAGAGAGTGTTTTCCAGTTAGGCGAAAAACCAGATTTTAAAAAGGCGGTGAAACTATGAATAAAAAGGTTATTAAATGTGATTTAGTCTTTAACGACATTAAAATTGGCGAAGTCATCTGCGATTGGGACATGATATCTTTATGCATGAAAACTGATCTAAAATATCAAGTATATGATTTAGACAAAACAAGAGAAGAAATTCTGCAAGATTACTTGAAATTGGATCCTGAATTCTGGGTAACGGTTTATCATGGAATAATAACTGATAACAAGGAGGTTTAACCTATGTATTATCTAATAGGCATTAAAAAAGGCGTTCATCCTTGCGGCAACGACGGAACGCTTATAACACGCTACAAATCAGAATATAAGCGCAGAGAAACAGCACAACGATTTGCCGCTAAGTATGCGCTAGATGAAGTGTACGGCTTGCAAGTATATTCGCAGAAATTATGCGAAATGGAACCCGCCGAATTTATAGACTACATTCGCCGAAACTGTAAACGTATAATATAAGCCGAAAGGACGCAGTCCTTTCTTAATGCCGCCATTGCCCGTCGCAAGCCGGGATGAAAAAGGCAGAGCGAGAAAGGAGAATTTATGGAAAAGTTGTTTTCAGTTTATGAAAAGTCGGGAGTCCCGACGCAGAGACTTTCGATTTATCGGGTAAAAAGCGCAGAAAACCCGCGTGAAATTTTTGATAATTATTGGACATTGTTTTGCCAGCCGCGTTTAAAACTCGGGGATGAAAGGGAATTTGGAAGTTTAGAAGAATTAAAAGACTATGAAGAAGAAGAAACACTTGTGGTTGATTTGTTTCAACATTCCGGCACGGCTTTGAAAACTTACAGAGCACACAAAAGGGGATGCCGGAAAGTTGGGGTTGCAGTTGCTTTTAAAAACTCCATAATTAATAATCTGGGTGCTAAAGAAAATAATTGGGAAGAAAAAGCTATGGAGATTCTTAAGGAAGAATTGGATGTTTACAACGCTTACCTAAAAGGGGAAGTTTATTACTGCAAACTCACTGAGATAACAACATGTGAGTGTTGCAAACAAAAAATCGAAACATTCGTTGACATTTTTGGTGATTTTTACGGGCTTGCCCATTTAGAAAAAAGCTTAAAAGATGTTTTCAATCTGAAAGAATTCAAACATGTATGGGGGGAGAGATTTTGAAATTCGTAAGATGTCGCAGATTTTTAGTGTCTACTTTTGGAAATGTAAACAAAACTGATTGCATTCAAGCCCGCAATCAAGAACATGCCATCAAATTGTTCAAGGAAAAACATCCAGACATAGATTACAAAAAGGATGTTAAATATTTTCAAGTAATAAGAGGAAGGATTATTTAATGGAGTGGGCATAAAAAATGTTTAAACAAAGGGAGGTAAAAAACAATGAAAAACATAACAAGACCTGATAACCTAAACAAATATTATATGTATAAAGGTCATTTTATTGAAAGGGACAGACACAGCGGCATGTATAGCACGTATACCAGCAAAGGACGCCTAATGGCAGACACTCAAAAAGGCATTAAAAAATTAATCAATGAGGAGGTAGCAAAATGAATAAAAAAGAACAAGAAATGAGAGAAGAAGCAAGAGACGCTATAATCGAAGCGTTAAAAAATGGTTATTCTGGGTACTATTGCGACTTGCATAACGAAGTTTTTAATACCGATTATTATATTATCGGCATCCATCAAGCCAAAGAAGCCCTGAAAGAATATGATGTGTTCGAAGCAATTGAAAAAGTGCAGACATACGAAAAAGAGAATTTTGGCGAAATTTACACCGATTTGAGCGATCCAGAAAAACTCGTCAATATGCTTTACTACATTATAGGCGAAGAGGTTTTATACGAAATGATGGAGGGTGTAGACGAATTCCACGATAACTGGAATAATCAAGCGGATGAAGAAACAAACGCCGCAATATTAAAAGCCATTGAAAAATAGCAGAAATGCAGCCGGGCAGACGGTCACAAGCCCGACAGCCCGAACGCATAATAAAATTTTAGGAGGTGATATTATGAAAAAGTTCCCTTCAAAGGAGACTGTAGAGAGACTCCGAAATGAATACCCGGTTGGAACTCGTGTTGAATTGGTATGGATGAATGACCCGTACTCCAAATTGAGACCCGGAGACAAAGGTACAGTGGACTTCGTGGATGATGCGGGTACGATATTCTGTACTTGGGATAGAGGTTCAAGCCTTGGTGTTGTGTATGGTGTGGATTTAGTGAAAAAGCTGTAAAGTATAATAAAATTTAGGAGGTTACACAATGTTTAGACCAACAGAACAAGAATTAAAAGCATACGCCGAAATGAAAGCCGAATCAATAGTAATCCGGAGCTATGACAAAAATGGAAATAGTAGCGATTATAGGAGAAAAACCACTGAGCCGGAAAAGAAAATTATATCAACCATTATTTATGGCGGTTTATTGGCAATCAGAGACGGAGCTGATAAGCAAAGTGTAAAAGATGCTTGCGAGTACATTGGGAAGCTCCAAATTCCCGAAATGAACGGATACGACACCATTTATAATCCGATTGACGATTATCCCGAAATGAAGTAAATAAGCTGTTAGTTGTTAATTGCACAAAGCCCGTTCAGCGGGCTTGATGGAGTTAATAACTTCAGAAAGGAGGGTAAATATGATAAGTTTTGCAAATGCCAGACGACTAGCAGAGCTCGAGAAAAAGTATGAAATCATTTGCAACCAGAACGCAAACCGCCTGGATGCGGTATCTAGAGGCGCACTTGTTTGGGGTGGCAAAGGGCAAGCAATAGGGCGCGAAAAGTATCTCGCCCGCGTGTTGCCGGCTTTAAAATCTCTGGCAGATGCCGGAGATGATGCAGCGTTAGCATCTGCGCTTGACGCTGTGGATGCCGAAATGTAAGTTGCTAATTGCTTAAGTTGACGATCGATATAGAGATCGTCAGCTTGCTGGAGTTAGCAGCTCACAAAAAATAAAAAAAGAAAGGAGTTCATCAAGCATGACAAGGATTAATTTCTACACCTTAAAAATGGTCAAAGAGGATAGCGCACTTTACGAAGTTCCGGTTATCAAGTCGCCGGCAGAAGTTTATCAGGCAGCAAAGCAGATTTTAGCACTCCACGAAAAGCCAGAGGAACATTTCTGCATTCTTTGTCTGAATACCAAAAACAAGATAGTAGGAATACATACAATATCAATCGGCAGTTTGAATGCTTCAATTGTTCATCCGCGCGAGGTATTCAAGGCTGCAATGCTTAATAATGCAAGCGGGATTATCTGCCTGCACAATCACCCTTCAGGTGACCCTGAACCGAGCCGGGAAGATATAGAGACAACAAAACGGCTTGTAGATGCTGGCGAAATAATGGGCATTAGGATCCTAGACCACGTAATTATTGGTGAGCAAAGATATTTAAGCATGAAGGAAAAATGTTTAATGTAATGTAAATGATTTTTTAAATTTGTAAAACAAAAGGAGGATAAATTATGAAAAAGCTGATTTTGGCAACCGATAGGCTTAACAGCTTAGACACTGAGCTTATCGGCAATGGCGGCAATTCCCGGCTGGATATCATGTTAGATATCGAAACCGGTGAGGTCTGGGCGGATGAATTTTTTGACCACGAGGACAACTCATGGACAAGGTATGAAGACAAAAACATTATTTGCATAGGCACTGCCAGAAATAGCAAGATGGAAGATGAAGAAACCGGGGAAGAAGTCGAGGGTTGCGATTGGAACATTACAATCTATGCGCCAAACGACAACCCAGCCGATGATATCTATCTATCAGGAGATTATTATAATGATTATTATGATGTAGACAATGTTATTGACGTAATATCAATGTTATATATGGAGGAATAAGAATGGTAATCTATCTTTATTGGGCAGTTAAAAGTTGTTAACTGCTAGAGCTTGCGACTTTGGTCGCAGGCTCCATGGAGTTAATAACTCACAAAAAATAAAAAAGGAGTGAAAAAATGAAACAAATTAAAGCTAATGATTCGGTTCAGGAAAAGTTCGACGAATTTGCTGAAAGATTCGGCACTGTTGAATGGGATGATGACGAATGGGGTGACGTCGAGCTTGCATTGACTGAAGATCCTTATCCGGAAGGGCCAGTTGGCGCCGGTTGGTTTTCTGCTCTGGCGATGGATCGTGATGGTAACCGTTGGTTCGTGACGTGGGACATCCTGCCGAACGTCGATTCCAACGCAGACTATGCCGATCAATGCGATTGGGATTTCCCTTCTACAGCAGACATGATTGACGCCGGGTATTATCTGGACTAATTCAGGAGGTTGTAACTATGAAATATTGGAAAATTAGCTATTACAAAACACGCAATTGGATTGGCACGAAGTACATCAAGGATGATCACGCACAAGGAGCAATCAACAAGGCGAGAGTAAAAAACATTGTCGATGTTGAGGAAATATCAGAAGAAGAGTATAAAACCAGGCAGACGGTCACAAGCCCGACAGCCTAAAAGCATAATAAAAAGAATATAATTAAGGGAGGTTTTATAAAATGGCGTACATCAGAAAAACCATTGACCGTTGGGATATTATGGGTAACTACGGCTATGGTTGGGAATGCGAATGCAGCGAGTACACATACAAAGAAGCAAAACAAAGATTGAAAGAGTACATGGAGAATGGCGGCGGGTGCTATCGTTTAGAAAAGCGTAGAGAGAAAAAGGCTAAAAAGTTATAGAAAGGAGGATAAATTATGAAAAAGCTGATTTTGGCAACCGATAGGCTTAATAATTTAGATACTGAGTTAATCGGGAATGGCGGACAATCCAGACTTGACATTATGCTAGATATTGATACTGGCGAGGTCTGGGCGGATGTATTTTTTGATCATGAGGCAAACTCGTGGACAAGGTACCACGACAAAAACATTGTCTGTGTTGGGACAGCCCGGAACGCAATTTTGGAAGATGAAGAAACCGGCGAAGCTGACCCTGACGGCCGCTGCTGGTGGACTGTTATGGTCTATCCGCCAAATGGCAACCCCAACGATGCTATCTATTTATCGGGTGATTATTATAACGATTATTATGATGTGGACAATGTTATTGACGTAATATCAATGTTATATAGTTAAAAGAAAAAGGAGGTTAAAACATGAAAAAGATAATAGCCAAAGAAGTTCACCCGTCAAATGTAGATTTTAGGCATTATTTTGACGATGATGGATTAAAAAGCGTTGGTGGTGAGAATTGTGCCGTATATATTATACCAGCGGACAGAGGAAGGTATAGCGGTTTCAATTTGGAAGAGTATGAAGAAATTGAAGAAATGGCTGATTCTTTGATCGAAACATTTGAAGAAGTTTCACCAAAAAACGAATATTATCCAACATATAAAGAAGCTATGTTATCGCATAACATTGATTATACAAGCCGCAGGTGCCACTTATTGAAGGAATGGGCGGAACACGCAAATCCTTACGATACAAGAGATATCGCAGCATTTCTCACCATTACAACCGGCGAAGAATGGAATGTAAGAGCATTTAGAGGATATTCGCAAGGAGATTATTGCGAAGTAGTATATTGCAAGGCGCATTATTCCGAAGAACACATAACCGAAATAGGCAAATTTTGGTTAGGATGTGGAACGGAATTTTGTATTGACGATTGTTACGGATATTATGTTCCCGATACTATTCGCTGGCAAGAAGGCGAAACATTACGCAAATATTTAGCGGATTGTTACGGCTGCAAGCCGGACGAATTAGAAATATATTTATATGATGGCGAACATATAGTGGCTGATTATAGGCTAATGGATTAAGTCGTTGTTATTACTAATTGCTAAAGTCTACGAAGATTTCTTGTCTTCGCAGGCTTCATGGAGTTAGTAATACTCCAGAAAGGAGATAAAATGTCTAAAATTAGAGTTTTGATTAAGAATCCCGGAGAAGATTTTCGGGAGGAAATGATTGAGGACAGATACGAAACATATCGTAATCTGGTTGGCGGTTACATCGAATATTGCTTTAGCGATATTATCGACGAAGGGCTTTCGATTATCATCAATGAGGAAGGCAAATTGCTTAACCTTCCGCATAATTTCAATGTTCGTGAATATTCGCAAAACATTGTCGGGCCGGCCATTTTTGTTAGAACACGCGGGAGCAAAAATGTAGATCTCGAAGATGAGGACATTAAAAAAATCAAGAAATGGCTTGCAAAACAAAACAAACTTAAAAACACTGCCTTTGCGCGATGGCTGGACACTTTTTTGGAAGAAAAAGGCGTTGACAGAACTGAATTCGTTGTCCTTAAAAATTCCGAAACTCCGGAGGACTGGACAACGGTTCATGTTATGCAAATTGAGAACATAGTCATGATGATTAAAGAAATGCCGATTTCTGTTCAAACAGAAGTCAAAAAAATTCTTGTGGAGTTGGATGTTTTAAATGTTCCGATTGAGAAAATCAAAGAATTTTTAATCTTCATAGCAAAAATGGAATTGGGGTTTGATATTTTTGAGTAACAGGGAAGAAGATGAAAAAATAAGAGATAATTTGTTTCTTGATGAAGATAGTTTTTGGTATGAAATACGCGACCTAGCAAGAGAAGTGCATCGAGAAGCACAGAAAAAACCGGATTTGGGATACTGCTTGGAAAATCAATTCGAAGACGAAAAAGATTTTTACAATGACATTGGAATGCGTCTTGAGATTGTGAGATATTATGACGAAATAATCCTATTCAGAAAAATTAAGAAAGAAAGGAATGAGGAATAATGGCTAAAAAAAAGAATTTATTTGAAGAGTATGCGTTTATCACTATTGCCGAAGCGGGCTTCAAAGGGGCAGAAAAGTTTTTGTTTGACCGGCGGTTTGCAATGGAAAAAACCATTCAAGAAATGAAAACCGACCCGGAAATCGCTTTGTCTGAAGAAAGAGCGGATTTTCTCCGTTTAACACTTCGTTTTCAAGATATGGCATATATGTTAGGAAGTTTAAAGATAACGGGAAGCGTTGATGAGTTAGAGATAGTAGCAAAAGAACTTGAAGATATTTATGTTGAGTTGAAAACAATTATTCACAGAAAGAAGGGGGAGAATGGACAAGAAAACAGTTGATAGCGGTGAAAAAATGGATAAAGAACTACTAGAAATCTTCTTTATGGCTAATCAAGAAAAAAACGAAGAGGCGTTAATGTTTGCGGATATGTTTGCCGCACATCTTCTCGAAGGTAATGATAATAAAGTAGAAGTATTCTATCGCGGCACAGAAAAAAATGTAATAATTCCAGAGGGACGGATAACTTATATCCCGGGGGATAATAAGAATCCGTCCCGGCTCATTGAAGTTTTGATAGCCAAACTAAAATATATCGAAAATGAGGAGGAGTGAAGAAATGGCTACAACCTGCAGAATCGGGATTTTAAAAGAAAACAAAGTTGAAAGCATTTATTGTCATTATGACGGTTATCCGGCGGGGGTAGGTGCGATTCTCAAGGATAATTACAAAACCAAAGAAAAGGTCGAAGAACTCATTGCGCTTGGGGACATCGAAGAACTCGGGACTACAACGGAATTCAAAAATTTTTCCAATATGCCTTATAAAGCATATGCGGATATGCCTTTGGAAGAACGGCGGAAATACACAAAAGACTATCACAGATGGCGCGGTCAACCAATTAAAATTAAAACAAACTTCGACGAACAAGATTACAAATATGAACTTGGAAGATCCGGAGTTGATTTTTTATATCTTTTCAAAGACGGGAAATGGTTTTACTTAAAAGACGAAAATGAAGATTTTGAAGAGTTGTTAATATAAAATATATATAAAATATCAAGTTGGAGATAAGAAATGGGAACTGAATGGGTAGACAAAGACGGGGTTCTTGAGATTCTTGAAAAGCAGAAGCGCTTCGGGGTGTTCTGGGATATGGGAACAGGCAAGACGGCGCTTCTGCTGGGGCTCATTGACCGCAAGATTTTTCAAGGGGTAAATAAAATTCTCATCATAGCCCCGAAAGTCGTGACGCTTACTACATGGCAAAATGAGATTCGCAAGTGGAGTAATTTTAATTATCTTGAGCCTATTGTTACATTGATAGAGGGGGCAGAGGATAAACGAATTAAAATGCTCCAAAATACCGGAAATACCGGAATTTGTATTCACATTATTTCTTCAAGTCTGTTTACTTGGCTGGTAGGAAAGAAAGTTAAAAAAGGGAACCGCGTTTTTTTCATCGATAATAAATATCGTCCAAAATACGATATGATTATTGTTGACGAATGCTCGGAATTCAAAGACCCTAAAAGCAATCGGTTTAAAGCGTTGAAAAGTATTCTAACCGATGACACGCTTTTATTCCTTTTAAGCGGAACGCCTTTTCCGAATGTTCGGGAAATAACGCCGGAAACCAAACCAAAGAAATATCCTGACTTTTTGATTGGGAAATACAAAAAAGCAGATGAAATGTATTATGTATTTTACTTGCTCGGTATTTATAAAAAGAGCGCATATGATTTTCAAAGAGATTTTTGCTTTGTGCTTCCATATCTTAAACATACTTATTTCATGCATCCTCAGGTATATGAGGCTTTGCAAGAGACGATTAGCCAATATAGTCTTAAAAAAGAATTGCAGTTAGATGTAGAGAAACACGAATACAAGATATATTGCAAATCTGATCAGCGAAGATTCAACGCTCTGCGCAAAATGTTTAGCGTCATGACCGATGATTTTAAAAATATAGAAGCGTCCAGTATAGCACATATGATGAATCAAGCGTTGCAATTGGCAAACGGGTTCATTTATGACGAATTTCATGTGCCGCATCGGATAAATCATTACAAGTTTGAAAAACTGAAAGAACTTCTTGAAACAATAGCGGGGAATGTCGTGATATTCTATGTCTTTAAAGAAGATAAAGAATATCTTTTATCTAATCTTCCAGGGGCTCGGCTCTACGAAGGCAAACAAGATGAAGAAGATTGGAACGCCGGGAAGATAAAATATCTGATTTTATCGCCTTTTTCCAATAAATTTGGTTTGAACTTGCAGAAAGGCGGAAATACAGTCATTTGGTTTGGACTGGTCTGGAGCGCGGAAGCGATTATACAGGGTTATCGTCGAATTTATCGCCGAGGGCAAGAAAAAGATGTAGAAGTTTATTTTTTGCTTGCCGAGAACACCTATGACGATTACGTTTATGATGTGTTTGTTTCGAAGAAAGCAACAATCGAAGGCTTTCTCGAATATAACCAGAAGACGTGCAACGAAACATAATAAAAAAAACAAAAAAAAGGAGGTGTTATTTTTTGGCAAATAAGTGGTATAATAAAGTTGCTAGAAGGGGAGAGATAACGCGTTTTGTTGAAACGGTATTAAAGAAAGGGGGAAATGTTGGGAAGGTCGGTTTCATTATAAAAACAAATATTACCATCGAGCCTTTGGATTCAATTCCGGATCTTACTGGCAAAGAATTAGTCGGATATATCCGGGACGAGAATTATTCAGCCTATGCCGATAAACCCGAGGTGTTCAAACATAAACGGTTTAATCTGCTTGCTCACTCAATCACGGGTTTCAGGCTTTATGGCGATGTAATTATTTTAAAGAAGAATTAGGAGAAAGGAGAATGTAAAATGAAAAACAAGATGGAAGAAAGATACACTATTAATGACTTCAAGGAAACAAAATGCTGTTTGACGTGCCGAAATTGGAATGTTGACAATACACTGCAAGGTCGTTATATGTACAACACATGCCGTTATATGTACGAAAATTTCAAATGCGTTGCAATGTTTCCAGCTACTTGGCAGTGCAAATATTACAATGGCCCATATACAACGGATTGCCCGTTTGGAGAACGGGAGTATAAGGAGGTCGAACACGATGGGATTACAACCACATTACATAGCCAAAAAGGAAATGATTGAAATTAATGAACAAACCACTACGAAAGTGAAATACTCAAGAAAGCGAGGTTGAGTAATAATAGGGTAAACAACTTTGATGGTGGTTTGTATTTATGTTTAAAGTAAAGGGAGAGTATGGAAAATGAATTTTAAAAAATGTATTGGGTATGGGGAATTTGAAGGGAAATGTCACTACGTCACCGTTGACAATCCGCATTGGTGCCCACGATGCGATAAACTGAGAAAAGAGCATATTACAAAACAGTTAAAAGCAATTGCAGCAGAAATGGGAATTGTTTTGGAGGAAAGCGAGGGTGAGGATAATAAGGAGGGAAGTGTATGAATGGCATGTATGAAGAATTGCTAGAGAAATTGCGAAAAAACAATCGCATGTCTGGATGGACGCATATAGACAGGCTAATAGATGAGGCTGCTGAAGCTATCGAAGCCTTGCAGCAGGAGAATGAG